ACTCCATTAAACCACATCCATGCGGACCCGATAGCATACCGGGTAAGGGTATTCAGTGAGTTATAGGAAGAGTTGGACTTCCCTACTCCATAACTTATTCCATTTGTATTAATGCGGGTTGCTGCGGACACTCCGGATTCTACGGCCTTTTTGAAATAGGAGCTATCATACGGAGATTTAAGGTTTTCCTTTATGCTGTCCTTTATTTTGTTTCGGCTTAGCCCGGCAATAAGCCCGGCGGCGACAGCAGCCTCTATCTCATACTTAAAGCGGTTGCAATAAATATCAATACGCTCCGAAAGCGTCTTTCCATGATCTTCCCTATTTATAAAAGCAATGATAGCCTCCCTTTCTTCTTTCCTGTCATAAACGGAAAGTGTTTCGGTATAGTCGTAAATCGTCTCTCGCAACTTTCCGATAACAACATCTACCTCCCTTTCGAGTTTTTCATTTGCGGAAAAACGGAACATGGACGGTTTTATCTTATACTTCAAAGATGTATCCACGATCTCGTTTGCGGCCTGCAAGAGAAGATCATCCAAATGCTTCTGCATGGATAATTCAGCCTTTATCCGCTGCCTTATAAAATCTTTGGCCTCCTGTATCTGTTGTTGCGTGGGCTGTTTCATTGCTTATCGTCTCCGGCCGGGTTGTGTTCGGGTTCCTCTTCTTCAGGAGTAGGTTGCGTGGTTTTGAGCTGATAAAGAATATCGGCCTGCTGCTCTTCTTTTTTCTCTCTCATTATCCTGTCCCAGTCGCGGGGATTGCTATAAATTTGAATTTGCTCATTTGCGGTTTGACGTGATAAAAATCCGTTTTGCACACAAGTGGCAAGATTCTGCACAAGCTCCGATTCATTCAAATGGATATAGGGTTTTATCCAAGCATATACACTCAAGTTTTGCAGGTCTATAAGATTTTCCGTTTCCACTCCGTATCCATAGGTGAAAATCTTCACCATGTCGTCCACGAGGCGGTTATATTCTTGCGCATCCTTCATCGCATTCTCAAACGCCGGTGAATAAAGAAGCTTTATAGCCACACCCGGAAGATCGCCGCTTCTTACCTCCGGAGGAATTACCGCAAACGACTGTTCATATATCAGCTTGTAAAGAGTATCGAGCTGCTTTTCGAAAGCCGTAGATACATCCTGTTTGTTAAGGTATCCGGCTTCATCGTCCGGCCCCATTGTGATACATTTTACAGTTCCGTCAACACCTCCATCTATATTTATATTTTCTCCCTTGAAATACATAATCGGAAACGCATAGGCTGTATTGTTTTGAGATAGCTGGGAGAAAGCGAGTTCGTATTGCTCTATACTGTCTTGCGAGGGAGACCAACAAGCTCCGGCATCGCATCTATGGTAAGCCACAGGGATAAACGTAAACCCATGCTCTTGCTGGGAGACGAGTTCATAACCGTCCAATCCAAATAAGTTTTTTATTACTTGTTTGATTTTGCTGTATCCCTTTCCTCCTTTTTTAAAGCGACGGAGATACTTTTCATCCCACACCTCCAGCCAGTCGGTCACAATATTCCCGCTGCTGTCGTAATCGGAATAAGAACGGGCAAACAAGGATAGCTCTCCTGTAACATTATCAAAATGAGGATACAAAACATCACCTTTTTCAAAAGAAAGGACTTTCCAATAGAATTTTCCTTTTCTAAGGTATCCCACAAATGCCGTATCTCCGGTTATCTTTACAGACTTAGCGGCCTCGTACCATGCGATTTCCATGTCTTTTACGGCCCATCCCGTTCTAAATTTAAAGAAGGTTTCTTTCACTTTCTCATTCTCGGTATCGCCTTCCATTTCAAACTGAATATCATTCCCGCAAAGGTGGACAAGATGCTTGACCGTTATTATCCTTTGAAAAGCAAAAGCGCATCTGATAACATACTCCCTGAACCATTGCTTCGTCTCCGGGTCCTGCCTTAACCTGTCAGGATATACCAGCGGGTCATTAATCGCATGTCCCGAAGGCTCAAACTCACGCATGAAGTCCATTTGAGTTATTATCTGATACGTAGGATTATCAGACGGTTCATCGATGAGGGTGTTTCCTGAAATAACCCCGGCAGCGGCTTTATAGCCATTTGGCAATATCCTCCGGAACGGACGACGTACCATAATCTGGCGTGTGTTTATAATCTCCATAATCCTTTTGGTTTTGTGTTATGTTTTTTTATATCAAAAATTTGTCTGTAAATCATCGCTTCTATAAAGTCAGGAGAGTGCCCTACGTATTTTTTCATAGTCTCCTTTTTAATTAAGGCAAACCCTTTGTCTGTTTCCGCGTCCCGAATAGCCTTTCTCTCTTTCATAAGAATATTATAAAGGGTTACTCCGGAATATCCGTTTCCGGAGAATTTGCGCGATAACAAATCGGAATTTATGGATATCTCCTCGTTCTTTATCTTTTTTACAAGAATATCTGCACACTGTGATTTTAAAGAGGAGTACACATACTTGATTGATTTCTCATCCGCTTTTGTCGCGGGTATCGGAGCAGCCATGTTATTAAATCTGACCGCATCGGGGAATTTCCCTTTAAAATCCTGACCGGGGCCGTTTAAGTCAAAAACAAAATCCTTTTCCAGCACGCCCCACTCTCTAAGTTTATAGGCAACACACTCTTCCGTCCGCTTGGAATTATCCCTACTCACATACACATCTTCGATATGGTTTCCGATCCACAGCCACAAGACAAGGTTGTCTCCTCCCTCGTATGCAATATCGCATGATACCCTGCGCTTCTCGTCTCCGTATTGGGCGGTATTTTTAAAGAAGCGCTCCATGTGTTCCATCTTGATAATATCATCCCCGGCAGCTTTAAAGTTCCAGTTTCCCTCCAAGTCCCTTGCGCGAGATTCTTCGTCCTGCTGGGCCAGGTTGGCTAAATAATTAGGGTCGGAAGATATAAGAGCAACGTTCTCTTCAAGCTTTCCCTTTATGAATGTGACTGTCTTCACGAATGCCGACTTGTCGTAACCCTTACTGATAAGACCAGGCGTAAGTAACGGATCTATGATATGCCTGCATTGGTTATAAACTTCGTCTACGGAATCCCCCCAGTAAATATCTTCCGGTCGGTCGCCGTCCATGAAGCAATAGCGTATTACCCCGTCTCGCTCCGGAATAGGGTTACCGTTTTCATCAATCCACCAGTCTATGAATTTACGTACCCAGCTATCCGGATCAGGGTTACATGTGCCATAAAAACGGTTTCTTATACCGTAGGCATTACGGTTGTTGGTAATAAGGTATTTGAACTTCAGGTAATCAGAGTGAGTGATTTCGTCTATACCGATAAAGGCAAACTCTTTTCCCTGAAAACGCTTTACGAAGTCTTCGTAAGAATCCGCATAATAGGAAAACTTTAAAAACCCTCCGTTATAGAAGTTCCAAGTCATATCCGAGATAGAGCGGTTGTACTTTCCGTATTGAGAGAAAAGCTCATAAGACTTGTTTACTATATTACTCAAGTCCTCTTTTTCGTTTCTCAGGATTACGGAAGCAAAATTCGGGTTATTTATATCTTTCAAGACCTCCATTAGCAAGGCCCAAGAATTATGAGTGACAATAAAATCCCTTGTTAGAAACAAACTGTCCGGATTGGTCACTGCAATACAGCAACACTCCTTCTTCCCTATCATCTCGTAGCCTATGATTCTTCTCGCATTGATGCTTATCCCGCCATTATAAGGTTTGCATCTTTCTTTTTTCCTTTTTACGCGAAACATCCTTTCGGCATCCGGGATTCTTATATAAAGAGTGTATGCGTCATTACATTGTATAAATTCTCCATTGCTATTTCTATACCCCGCGGTGCCTCTGCCAATTGTCGCCAATCCTCCCAAACTGTTGATAAGGAATTTTACATCTTCCGCAAGCTGTTTGCTTATTGTAGTATAAGACAGGTGCCCTCTTTCATCAATAGTTCCGTCGGTATCCATTAAGCCCTGAACAAGCGCCCATCTTTCCTCCAGCGTCCCATATAAATACATGTCAGGGACGTGTTTATCTGCCGCACGCCCTGTTATATTCAATTTCTGAATCTCTGCGATAAGCTCTTTGTCGTTGATGCGCATGCGGTAGCAGCCTTTCTCAAACTCGCAAGAAGAATACCCTACTGATTTCTTGAACTCGCCAATGACTTCCTCGTCAGGATTAAATAAATAACAACAGTTCTTACTGATTACACTATCGGCAATACATCCGTCCCCAATGAGTGCACCAATCAGATACGGGCTGAATTTAGGCTTGAAATATTTTCCTTTGGTAAATCGAACGGGCTTGCACAACGGAACAGATAAATGACGCGACTGCTTCTTCCCCTTCTGCTTTTTCATGTGGTCTATAATCATTTGAGTAGTCCACACTCGCCATTCATCCTCTAAGGGGAGGTTATATAAAGCCCTTTTCTTTGAACAATGGTTAGATTGCTTGATATTCCATAAGTGATCTATGCAGCAGTCAGCATAAGAGCCATCAACGAATTTAAGCCTTACGCACTCTTTAAATCCCTGATAGGAATTGTAAACAACCCTTTGCATTCCTCCGTCAAGACCAGTGATTATGTCGCCCGCTTTAATGTCTTGGATTTTTCTAAATCCGAACGGAGTACACACTAATTCATTGAATATCAGCGCTTTTCCGCCACCACGGTTTCCTCCAAATATAGTAATATCTGCCGGAGACGCAAGGAACTTTTCTTGACATCCTTTTTGGGCGATTATATTAAGCGGATTTCCATATTCACGCAGCTTTTCTATGTGCGCATAAGTAAATACGCCTTCTCCATTTTTTGTATGTACAATTCCGTCGTATTCCATAAAAAAATAAGCCGTCGCATGCAATATGATTTTGCATACTCCGGCTTGATTCACAGCTCTATGAGTAATATATAGTGCAAATATACGATTTTTCATCTATTTTCTAAATTTTACCCTTAAAAATATGTCTATAATATTGTTTTTATAGAAAATAGATGATATATTTGCATTATTAAATCATGTGATATGATAAAAATTGATGTCCAACTCGATGAAGAGTTACCTGATAGAAAAGGAAACTTCGCAATATGTCCGGTGTGTAAACAGAAAATAATGGACGTTGAGGAAGTTTGCGGAAGTTCTTCCATTAGGATTATATGCAGGAGATGCCGTAAATTTATGAGAGTTAGACTGACGAAGGAATAATAGTAATATTAGATATGCAAGCCAAAGAGCTTATTGACGCACAAAGCGTTGATAGGCTCTTTTTTTTTATAACACAACTAAATAAAACACGATGGAGAAAGAACAAATCTTATCCGAATTAACGACAAGACTTGGACAAACCAGCCTTTCGTCACAGACATTAACGAAGTACATAGAATTGAACCCGTTATCGGAGGGTGTCGATCCCGAGGATTATTACAACAAGGCTACGGGATTCCTTCAAGGGCTTCAAGGACAGTACAATCATGATGTCGCAACACAAGTTGAGGATTTCAAGAAAAACTACAAACCTCAACCAATCCCGGACGATGCAAAAGACGAACCAAACGAGGGAACGCTTGCCGCCAAATTGAAAAAAATGGAAGAAGAACTTTTGCAGCTAAAAGGGGAAAAGGAAGCGGAGAAAAGGGCCGCGTCAATCAACGAGTTAAAGGCCGAATCCAAAAGCCAGTTGAAATCTCAAATCGAGAATGGTGGTAAAAACATCTGCAACGATGAGATCCTCGGCATTGCCATTTCCGATGTGGAAATTACAGACGGAATGAAAGTGGAGGACATTGTAAACTGTGCTAAACGCAACTACGAGAAAAGATACAAGGCGATTTTCGGAGACGGAGCATCCCCAAGTATCAATCAGTTTGCGGAAACCGGAGAAGAGCAGGCAAAAAGCCGAAGAGAAGCCTTTAAGGAGTTAATGAAATCAAGAGGCAAGCTCCCGAAAACCAAATAACACATTTTAAAACAGACAAAAAAGATGAGACAATTAGGAACATTCAACACTATCGGTCAATTCCGGTCGGAATTTGGCGGTAATTTTCCTGTATGGTCGAGAGTTCGAGAACTGTATCAAGGAGGCGGTATGATTGATGTTGCCGGAATGGGATTAAACCCTGGCGATATTATACATGCTGGAACAATGGTTAAGTTCAACGGCCCTGGCAAACAGGTAGAGGTGATTACTGCGGAGGGAGTGACAGGTGTAAAAGCGGTAGTAACGCTGACTATCACCAACAAGGCTACCGCCAACGGAGATTTATCCTTTGTATTGGGGAGCAAAAGCTACTCAATCGCAGTAACAAGCGCTTCGGAAACAACCCCCGAACTGGTCGCCACAAAGATTGAAGGCGGCAAGGCCACTTTCACAGAGTGGGATGTGAAAAGAAGTGGCGCAGTGCTGACATTCACGCAAAAGACAGCTGCAATGGTTCCGGCCTACATGTTTATCCCCGGAAGCACCGGAGTAACAGGGACAATGGAACTTACCAAGCAAGGTGCAACTGCAAGCGGAAACTTAAGTGACGTAAACGGCCTTGTATTTGAGGATGTCTGCATCCCCGAAGGTTGCATTTCTGCAACATGTGCCGTAGTAAGAGCAGGCAGAATATACGCGGACCGCGTAGCGGGTGGCGGTATTCCTAAATCAGTAGAAGCACAATTACCTATGATTGAGTTTGTGCGCGAATCCAATGAATAAGAAAGGGGGATAATATGTACACAAGAAACAAAGAATTTTACGATATTGTAGGAAGAGGGCTTGCTGCTATGGGATATACCGGCAACAAACCGTTGGAGGCATGGATTAACGACATGTTTGCGGATAAGTATAACGCGGAACAGACTTTTGCCCAAATGGGTTTCCCGTTAAATCCTAACATTCCTCTGAATCCTACTTACGAACAGATTGAGGCAACAATTCGCCCGTACACGCTGGCTACCTACGTAGATATTGACAGTGACGGTGCTACCAAGTCAACCGACGGCCTTTCATTGCAAATGGGCGGACTGCCTACTTTCAAGCACGAGATTACGTTAAGCCGTAAAATCTTGCGTGAAAAGATGATGCTGATGGATGCTATCGGCAGTTCTACACCGGAAATAGAGGCTACAATCATGGAACTTCTGTTTAATGGAGTAGACAGCTTGCTTGGAGGTAACTATAACACGTTCCTTTATCAGAGAAACCAAGTCGTATCCAAAAAAGGAAACCTGATTATTGATGCGGCCAACAATCCCCTCGGCATCTCTTTATCAATAGACTTTGGTGTCCCCAAGAAGAACATTAAAGATTCTCATTGGTACAAGAAGGTTGACGCAACCGGAGTTGTCACACAGGAAGCAGCCGTAGGTACTACAATTGATCCTATCAAGGTGATGCGTGACGTTAACCGAGACAGCCGACAGAAAGACTTTGCGCCACAGGGACACTGGGAAGTAAGCAAGACCACATGGGACGACATCATCAGTCTGCCGTATTTCCGTCAGATGTACACAGTCGCCAACCGTCCGGACATTTCCGACAAAGACATGCAGCTTGCTTTTGCAAATCTCGTTCCTGACGAAGTAATCAAGGCGTTTATCGAAGCTCGTATCGGTGCCGAAATCAGAGTAATTGATTCTATCTCCGTAGTAGAAAGCTACGACAAGGATACGCAGAAAATCAACTACAAGACCTTGCAGAACTTTGAGGAAGGAGTTATGGCGTATGTCCCGAACGAAGATTTGGGAGACGTACAATGCGGACGTCCTATCTTCATGGAAACTCCGGGTGCACGTACAGCATTGTATGACGGCGGCCGTACTCTGATTCGCCAAGTATTTAACGACGAAACCATGACGCAGACTATCAAATCGGAAGTTACCGGATTGGTTGTTCCTAACAAGGTTCGTTGGTTCTACTACTTGAACGTTAAGGGTAAATAACCATGAAAGATTCTCTAAATACAACTACCGGCACAACCATTGAAGAATACCTTCGTGGCTGTGTCGGCTTCGAGGTTACAGACAACGCAATCAATACGATATTGATTGACAGAGGCATCACCTCCGGTTCTGATGTAACTACAATCGAAAAGCGTATCAAGGACTTATGCCGGGCAGATCTCTATATGTGGTGCGCGAGCACTCCGAGTGTAACGGGAAGTGTAGAGGATGCCAATGGTGTTTGGAAACATAAAGAAGGCGGTACAGAGAGTTCCGCTTATGACAAGCGCAATTTACGGCAAATGGCTAATGACATATATGCTTTGTATGGAGAGAATGTTAAGAAATCGTCTATTAAGATTGTCAACTTGGGTATGAACATGAACAAAAGGTGGCCTCTATGAAAGTAAACAATCCACGTTTTCCGCATACATGCAAGGTGTATCGTATTTCGGGGGAAACCTCGTTTGAAAATGGATCGGAAACAGTTCTGTATGAGGGAGAATGCAACAAGTATGGAAGCTCCTCTTTGAGAACATTTACGAAAAGCAACGTTATAAAAAGCGATTACGCCATAGATATTCCCGGACTTGTGAAGGGTATTATCGCGGGAGACCTTGTTGACGTTACCGACTACGGCGGAACCTTTGAAGCGTGTGTTGTAACTGATTGCTATCCTACGGAAATGGGGACAACGCTATATTTTAATCTGGCTAAAAATTAAGGTATGGAAGATAATACTAAAGTCTTAGAGGATGCGAAGAAGAAGATTAATTCTGTTATTGACAGCTATATGTTGGATAGGATAACGGAGATCGCCATTAAGCTTCTGCATGACGGAGTAGTATCAGCACAATACCATAATGTAACCGGAAATACGTTGACTTCATTGGCTGTCGGAATTTATTATAGAGGCGGGCTTTCCCGAATAATAACCGCTGTTGTCACACAAGGATTAAAGAACGCTACCCGCCCTAAATTGAGCAGAGGAGACGGACTTGGAGTGATAATGGTAAGAAGCTATGAAAACGGAAGGCTTATACCTATAAAAAAGTACAATCTGATTGATACCAACGGAGAATACGGATTAACCACATCTGTAAATTTCCTCAAGAATTATAGGTCTCCTCGTGATGTAATAGGGTTGGTAATGTGCACAGGTACTGAATATTCCAACTATTTGGAATCCAAGAAAGGACTGAATGTGCTTTCCGACACATACGATTATGCAGAGAGCATAGCTAAGATGACATTTAAACCGATGTAAGTTATGGGATACGAGCAGGATTTTAAATACAAAGACGCGCTTAAATCATTGTTTAATGCAGCAGCTGCGGTTAGTGATAACGTGTTTACCAATGACCGACCCGCTGCCGTTCCTAAGCAAATGGATAATTTCATAGTAGTATCACTACCGGGACAATTGACTTCCTCGACTTACGGATGCGGTTTCGGAAACGTACAAACATACTGCACCGTAGAGGTCTACGTGAGATTAAAGAAAAGCGGCGTTGAAGATTTAAATGTAATGGACGCCCTTGTTGGGAAAGTTCTTTCCTTGTTCCCGATTAGTGACAGTGTTATCACCGTCTCTAACCCAAAGCTGACATTGAAAGGTAATGACGGATTAGGGTTTAGCGCTACATTGATAAGGGCTGACCTTGTGATAAAATAAACATAAAATAAACGATTAAAACTTTTTATTATGGCAATGAAATCAAAACAAGAGTTGAAAGAAGTGTTTAGCGGTCTTTCTTCTATCATGCTGGTAAAGGGTGGTATTACTGACTTTGCAACAGTGGAGCCGGATTTTGACTTGCCCGTTACTGTGGATTCCCTGAACCTGTCCCAAGCAGAACCCACGTTGAACCGTACAAAGGTGCATGGACTTCAAGCGGACTGGGCTGTAACAAGTACAGCAGGTGACATTACATTTGCGGCTACCGTACCGAGTATAAGCGAGGATTTGGTTAGCTTCTTCCTCGGAGAAGCCAACAAGGTAGCAACTGCTTCCGTAAACGGACAAGAGTATTCCGGAATATCCGTAACTCTGAACAGCAAGAAGATTAATGCAGGCTTTGCGTTGTTGAGCGAAGACGGAGAGAAGTGTATATTGGTTAAGAAAATGGCTATCTACGCACGCCCGTTGTTCGAGAACGCATCCACCACTCCGTTTGCATTTGCGCTTAGTGGAACGATTGAAATTGAAGACGGTGCAGCGTCCACTGCTGCTTCTGACGACAATATCGCGTTCTTAACAAAAAAAGCCTCCTGACCGTAGCTCCTACTTCCCTGTCTTTCGTCAGCAGCGCTGATAATACAGGGAAGACCATTACAGCTACAACAGAAGAAAGCCCAGTATCTGCTTCATCAACAGAAACATGGTGCAAGACTTCCGTAAGCGGCAAAGTGGTAACGGTCAAGGTTGATGCAAATAATGGAGCATCTGTCAGAACTGCCATTGTGAACATTTCTACCGCAAGCAAAGCAGCAGCAGTAGAAGTTACACAGGCTGGTACTGGTACCTAATATTAATGGCGGTGAGCTTTATGCCGCCGCCTTTTCTTTTTACACCTCAAAACATTATGAACGACAAAACGATAACTCAACCTACTTCGGTAGAACAGGAAAGACTTGATGAAGTGCTTGAAAACAGCACAGACTATGTATCTCTTCGCGAAAAGGAGATTGGAATAAAGTGGCTTCACCGGGGAACGATAAGAAAGCTGACGCACACCTTTATATCATGCAAACAAGACGATGAGGTGACAGCCCGATGTGCTTCCCTTATAATCCTGAATAACTGGTGGAAAATAAGGCTTTTCCATTGGATACATTGGCGCATTCTGTGGAAGAAATATACAGACCAAGAACTGACAAGTGTCGTCGCTCTTGGTAAAAAAAAAGTGGAATTTCAGAGACTTCAATACTTGAACATTACCATGTTCTTGACAGGAATGAAGGACACAGTGATGACGATGACGAGAAAGGAAGCAGATCGTATCCTTCAAGAACTTCGGCAGGAGCAGCCTTTGCAAACGGAGAAAAACATCCCGAATTAACCCGCCCTCTCGTTCTCTTTTGGGGAATGGTGAATATCCCTAACTGGTACATGGACTGGGTGCTTACCAATGCTCTGTATGAGCTTCTTATATGCGATGCTCCTATTGTGGTGTACAATAATGACGATAAGGTAGACAAGGGAATGCACACTTCCAAAGAGATGAAAGAGCTGACAAGAAAATGGGAGGCAAAAAGGAAAGAGCAGGAAGCTAAAGGACAAAGAATATCTCTTAATGATTTTATAGTAAACGGCGTTAACGCTATTAAAAAGGACACAAAATAACAATCGACATGGCAGACCTCGGAAATTTGAATTTTGGGATTCACCTGAAAAATTATACAGAGCAAGAATACGAAGCTATCAAAAAAAAGCTCGTCAACATGCACGCAACCGTCAGCGCGAAAGTAGGATTGAAGGTTGATGTAAAAGAGATTGAGGATAAAGTAGATTCCTTGCTGAAAAACAAGACGTACAAGGTGAAGCTTGAGGTGGATAGTGAGAGTATCAAGAAGCTTACAGAAACCTTTAAAGGGCAAGGTGTGAATACAAGCGAATTAAGAGCCATGAGGGGTGTTTCTCAAATAATGCGTGCCGACGCTTACGCCAACTCTCAAAAGGCCCTTGAGCAGCTTAGAAACGCCCGTTTACAAGCAGCAAAAGCCGCAGATACGCATAATTCCGCTATGAAGCGGGCAAATACAACCATGTCTTCCCAGTCTCGAATAGCCGGAGAGTTAAGAAATCAAATCGCCAACGTGTATTCCATATATACAGTAGAGCGTTTTGTTAGGGGATTATATACCATTGGTGGGGAGTTCCAAAAACAACGCATCGCACTGACCTCTATTATCGGGGATAGCATGAAAGCTGAAACGATATTCAACCGCATCAAGGAGTTAGCGGTGGCTTCCCCGTTCCAGTTTAAGGAATTAGCGTCATACGCAAAACAGCTTTCTGCATATAGTATCCCCTACGAAGAGCTTTACGATACGACTAAGCGGCTTGCTGATATTTCCGCGGGTGTCGGTGTTGATATGGGACGTATCATATTGGCATACGGACAAGTTCGTAGTGCCGCGTTTCTTCGCGGGCAAGAGCTTAGACAGTTCACAGAAGCAGGCATTCCGTTAGTTGATGAGCTGGCGAAACGGTTTACCGTTCTTGAAAATAAAGTTGTCAGTGCTGGAGACGTATTCGATAAGATCAGCCGAAAAGAAGTCAGCTTTGGCATGGTGAAAGATGTTCTTTGGGAGTTAACCAATGAAGGCGGGAAATTCTACAACATGCAGGAAGCTCTCGCAGAAAGTCTTGCGGGTAAATGGAGTAACTTGCAAGATGCTTGGGATGTAATGATGGCAGACATTGCAGAGGGTAATAGCGGCGTCCTTTCTGATAGTTTGGAAATACTTACCAAGCTGATGAAACATTGGGAAACCGTTGCCGATATACTTGGCATGTTGGCGTTTGTATATGGTTCGTATAGAACTGCTGTTATGTTGACCAATGTCGCAACTAAGGGATTGCTGGTTGTGCAAAATGCGTTAAACGCTGCAATGAAAAAGAATCCAATAATTTGGATTATAACTCTTATCGGAACCGTAGTAGGAGCATTGGTTATGTTTCGAGAGGAAGTCAAAACTACAACAGAAGTTATTACAGATTTAAATAAGACTATTTCCGATACGAACGATAAGATGAAGGGGAACAAGGCTGTTGACGGACTTATAGACCGATACGAAACCCTTAGCCAAAAAGCCAACAAGAGCGCAGAAGAAAGCAGGGAATTAGGACGTATAACCAAGAACTTATCTAACACCTTCAAGGATGCAGTAACCCAAACAGACAAATACGGAGTAGCAATATCCCTTTCTGTTGAGAAGATGCGAAAACTTTCTCAAGAGCAAAAGGAATTGTACAAAAAACAATTTATCGGCACCATGGCAAATGCGCAAATACAAAAGCAGAGCGTAGACGTTGAAAGAGAAAGGCTTGCCGGGATTATCAGAGAGGGTGGATATAGAAGGTTTGACGAGACAGGAAGAGAACTATCCTTTGCCAAATATAAACCGGAGGATATTACTAAAGCAAGAAACAGACTGTTGGAACTTGAAAAGCAAAGTTTAGACTTGGCTAACATTATAGATACAGCCAGACAGTCTTATCATTCGATGAGCCAAATAGATATAAGTAAACCATTGACTGATTGGGAAAAGGAAGCAAACTTGCTCGCTGGAGATTTGAATGTCATAAAGCCTAAAGAGAGTGAATCGTATGAAGAATACATGAGCAGGTTATCTACTAATATAAGTGATTTAAAAAAGAAAATAGACAGCCTTAATCCGAATAATAAATTTTCAGAAAAACAATTAGCGTCCTATAACAAAGAACTTGATACGACAAGGAAAATATACGAAACGTTAGGCGGAAGAGAAAAATCAACAGATACAGCCAAAGACCCTATTGCCGAGCAATGGAAGAATCGTTCCGACCTCATAGAAAAAGCTATATCCAGCTACGAGAAATGGAGAAAAATAGAGGGGGAAGAATCGGCATCCCAAAGAGTAAAGAATATACCCGAATTTGCACCCGTATTTGATAGCAAGGGGGTAAATTTAGACTTGAGCGATCCGAGTAAGGCGTACAAGTATATCCAAAACCAGCTGGATCAAAGCAAGGAGAAGCAAAAAGATTTATATGTTTCTCTTGGCGTTAAGATAGACAAAGAGCAGATTGAAAACGCAAAAAAAGAAGCCGATAACGCCTTAAAGGAAATAGAGAAATATGTCTCTCAAGCCGGAGAGAAATGGGACTTGTATAAAAAGCTATTTGAAGCGACCGGAAACAAAGCACTTTCCATGAACATTGCTTTCGGTGAAAACATATCATTTGAAAGCATTGTTGAAGATTTCCGCAATCAGCTTGGAGATGCCCTAAAAAAGACAGGAAGCAAGCTTTCCATTACTGATGTCCTTGCCATGAAAGAGGATGACGTAAAGAAGCAATTCGGAGAAGGACAGATTTTAAAGCTGTATCAAGCAATAAGCGAGGAGGGCAAGAAAATGCGGTCTGAAAGCATTGAAAACCTTTCAGGCATGACAGAAGATTATAAAGACTATTCCCAAAAGATAGAAGATATTGAACGTAACCGCCAAAAGAGCATTGCAGATATAGAGAAAAACAGGGAAAGCATAGGCAGCAAAGAGGCCGACACCCTTGTAAAAGAAGTAAACAAGCGGGCGCAAGAAGATACATCGTCTGTGCTATTCGATCAATTCAAGGAAAGCAGTGACTGGGTGCGTATCTTTGATGACCTTGACCGGGTATCTACATCTACGTTAGACGACATGATTTCTAAGGTAGAGGAATTTTCCCAAAAGCAAGGATTATCAATCGAAGATACCAAAGAATTGGTAGAGGCGTTGCGTAAGCTTCGTGGAGAATTTGCAGAACGAAGTCCGTTCAAGGCGTTGGAGGCCTCTTTTAGCAGCATTAAGGAGGCTAAAAACAGGCTGGAAGCATTGAAGAGCAGCGGAGCTTCTAAGGCAGAAATAGACGCAGCGGAAAATGATTTGAGTTCGGCTTATTCCGACCAGTCAAAGGCCATACAAGGCGTAATCGGTAAGTTTGATGCGCTTGCAGGAGCTGCGGATTTCTTAGGAGGAGTGTTTGAAAATCTTGGACTGGGAACAGGCCTTTCAGATGCTGCTGGAATTTTGGGAGGAGGGATGCAAGGAGCATCGCAAGGCATGGGAATGGCGACTTCTTTATTCGGGGCATCAGCAGGTCCTTGGGGAGCAGCAGCAGGTGCAGCGTTAAGCCTTATTTCCGGCATTGCGCAACTACATGACAAAAGACTTGAAAGAAGTATCCAGCGTAGCAAACAAAGAGTTGAGGAATTAAAGTCCGCCTACGATCAATTAGGAAAATCCATAGATAGATCGCTTGGTGGAGATGAAAGCATAGAGCGTGCCATATTGCTATATGAACAGTTGGAAGAACAAGTTAAACGCGCCGGGAGTTCGCTTACCGAAAGCTATAAAATGCAATTCCGAGTATTAAAGGACGAGGGTTTGGACTATGTGGAAGAATTAAAAAAACGGATAAAATCAATGGAGAGCCTCCCAGCCGGGATGCAGCGTTTTATGGGATTAAACTTTAAAATAGGTGTAGACAAGGAAGCGCTGGAGGCATTGGAAAAGGTTGGTGTGGGAAAGGAACTTGATAACAGCGTCCTTAAACAATATCAGGCCCAATACGTGGGACTTGTTTCTCAACGTGCAGAGATAGAGGGACAATTAAGAAACGAAGAAGGGAAAAAGAAATCTGATGCAGGAAAGATACAAGACTATAAGAACCAGCTTGCGGAACTGAACGAGCAAATCGCCTATTTCGTGGAAGATCTCACCAAAGATTTGTACGGAATAGATTTTCAGGATTGGGCAAGTCAGATAAGCGATGCGCTAACGGAAGCCTTTGCCAACGGAGAAGATGCAGCGCAGGCTTTTGACAACGTAGTGAACAACATCATGCGAAGTGTTGCCAACAACATATTAAAGAACTTGGTAATACAGCCCATGTTTGAAAAGTTACAGGATAAACTTTTCGGAGAAAAAGGCCTGTTTAAGGAGTTTACGGATATTCAAGATAATGGCGCTGTTGCAGCAGGGGCTATAAAAGACTTTTTCGACAATGAGGGGAAAGCCATGATAGATGCCTCGCAATCTTTCCTTGAAGCCTTTGATAAAGCTACTGGAGGAGCGCTTACGGCTACCGGGGAATCTTCCACTTCCGGATTAACAAAAGGAATACAAGGTGTAACAGAAGATACGGCAAACCTTTTAGGTTCATACCTGAATAGCATCCGACAGGATGTAAGTGTAAAACGTGCTCTTCTTGAAAAATTAGGAAATGAAATTTTCCCAAAGTACAATATTCTCGCAGAACAGCAACTAACGCAATTAAGAGCGATAGCTAACAATACGCTAAGAAGTGCTCAAAACACAGAAGCCAACTTGGCTGTGTTAAAGGAGTTTATGGGATTAGTGGGTATGGTTATAGACAAAGGGAAACGAAAGATTAATATATAAAATTATGAACGACAAGGCTTTAAGCAGAACATTACTCAACCAAGCAGTATCGCTGGGATTATGTACGGAATGGACGGAACAATGGGGTTCTCCCGATCAACAAGCGTTAATTGACAAGTATTTGCATGGGATTGATTTCTGTATAGACAAAGGGTATCCTACCAATAATTTCATAAAGGAAAACTTCGATAAGGATATTCTTCACAGAAACAACATTTTTGTTGATGAAGATGTACAAAAGCGAAATATGAGCCACACAGCCGTACTGAACGGAAGCTGTAAAGGTACTCTCCTATTTGACGGTTTCTCTATATGTGATTTGTATGTCCGTCATGATAGCGAAGTGACTATTGACTGTTCTCAGTATTGCAAGATATTCATTAATGTGTATGACCTGGCAAAGGTAAACGTAATTCAAAGAGGAATAGCCTCTGTATATGTATATATTCATGGAGAGGACTGTGTAGTAGAAACCGAGGGAGATGTATTGCAAAGAAAAAGCCAGATGTAGTGTCTGGCTTTATTGTTTTATCTAAATAATAGTCAATTTATAAGCTTGCAAGCCACTTCTTGCCTTTTCGAGTATTCAGCCAAAGAGCAAATAAAAAGGCTAAAGCTCCAGAACCTCCCAAAACGATTAACAAACCTTCCATAATTACAGTTCTCTTAACCACTTCTTTCCGGATTTGGTTTTAAACCATATAAGTATGCCACTTGTGATAATGGTTCCTATTGTATATACTAAGCTTAAAAAATCCATATATCCCCCTATTATTATTTTTTCTTTTTCGTCCTATCTCTATAAGGTGTCGCATTATATATTCCGTCTATATGCTCAAATAATTGAGGCTCTACATTCGCTTTCATGGGGTCTAATACAAAATCTATACCTTCTCTCCTTGCAAGTTTTGAAGCCGGGACAAAATCAGAATCCCCCGAGAAAAGAACAATAGTATCAACAAACCTTTTTAAAGCTAACGAAGCTATATCAATCCCAATTTTCATATCTATTCCTTTTTGTTTAATATCCAAAAACACATCGGAATCTGACAAATCTTCAATTTTTGTTTTGCCATTCAACAAATCTTTCACTTTGGAAGAACGTATCTGCCAATTATGATTGTCTTTTAACTCCCCCATCCGTATGGCTACTTTCCTTTTCTGTTTAAGTGCACTTATCAACTCGTTCTTAAACTTGAATTCTTCCGTCTTACTGAAATCTATCGCTTTCTTAGATACCGGATTATGCGCCTTTTTATCCAATGGATAGCAATCGTAGTAGAATATCCTATAAAGTGTATTACGGTCTCCCACATGCTTCATGCACATTGTGTATAGCCTCTCCGCTACTTCTGAACCGCTCATCTTCTTTTCGCTATTATAAAGATAATTAAATCTTTTTATAAAAAAACCGCCATCTACCAATATGGCAACCTTTACAGGTGGGAAGTTGTTGTCTTTTTTCATTATGGTTATTTATAAAAAATGCCCAGGGGTCGGCATACCCATTATTTAAGGATAAGCGGCAAGAAGCTGCTTTCGGGTATGCGTAGCCATGAGCGTAATTATGATGCAAATATAGCGACTAAAGTTTATATTGCAATAAATCACTTATTTTTTTATACATGTTTAATAGCATACAACGAAGTGGCACCAATCTAAATGTTTAGTTTTTAATAGATTACTTATTAATACAGAATAACTTTCTCTCACAAACAAATCAAGCGGAGTTTCCTCCGCTTGACCTGATTATGGTGTGAATTGCATAAGAACGCAATTGCTTCAGAAAGTACACTTTATAAAATATCAATATTTTCTATCTGTCCATCTGAATCAAATGTAACATTGTATATAAAAACATCCCCTGTGTCACATCCTTCATAAAACAAGCTAACTCCTGCCGTTTCCGGTTTAAATTTCTGGACATATATCTTAGAATTAAAAAAGAAATAAAACCAGTTTTGTATTCTTGGTTTAAACTCATCCGTAGAATATGTGGCTGTATTATAAGTATCAAACCTTGTTGTACAAAACCCGTAAGGAGCATTTATATGAACAAACTCTTTGCTTATGACTGGATTACTTTTATCTACAACAGCTTTTTTTGATTTTGAAAAAATAATTTTTTTATTTAGCGAGATACCATTTACGCCTGTATATGAAATATCCGCTGTTAATTCCTCGTTTGCAAGACTCATACTGTAATTAGTCTTACTTACCTTATAAGGATTTACGCATAGTACACTATTCTTATTTATCGTATATGCCCCTGAATCAATAAACTTTTCATCCAAATAAGCCGCATAAAATCCATCTTTATTAAAAGATATAAAATAATCACCGCTCTCCCATACCCCGATTAAATTTGAAGAATTAAGATTTTGTAGATTTTCTTCATTGTCAGAAGAACAAGAAGCAAACGAAATTAGGTATAAGGCCACCCAAGCCGTCATAAACAATATTTTTTTCATGATTTATGTATTATTAATTAATTATGAAGGAAAATACTTGTTGCTTTGTCTTATTTATTAATCATCCCTTCAATAACAGAACACGCTTTTTCAAAATTGCTAAGGATGTAATCGCCTCCGTCTTCTCCCTTATCGTTGAAATACAAATACTTATTAGAGCCATACTTCTCCAATCTAATAAACCATGTCACCTTTTTCTTTTTAACATAATATCCTACTACGAAATAATCATCGGTCATGAATTTATTCTCCAAATAGTCCGCTTCTTTTAAAACGTCAGTTTTAATATCATCTCTCATAGACTTAATAGCGTTTATTATTTCCTTTAAGTCTTCATATTCTATAAAAGCACATCCCCCATCTCCGTCTTTAGCTTTGCGTTCTATTCTGTAAAAATACTTCGATTCATTTCCTTTTACAACTTCTCTGACGCAATTCTCAGATTTGTAGGATGTAAACATGTAATTACCCACCAGCCCATCCACTACTGTGTCAATAAGTTTAATTGACATGCCTGTGTCAGATATAAATTGCTCCATTTTGGTTTTCTCTTTTGAAGATTGATTATCCACGTCTTGTGAATACATCGACATCGGCAATACGATTACCATTAATAATAAAATCTTTTTCATATTAGTATGTTTTATATGTATATAATGATACAAAAGTCGTCATAATTAACCCGCGTTGTTGTAATATACAGTATGTTATAAAACACATCCGCCCTTTTATTATCCGCATCGCTTGAGAAAATCACCTATTTTCTATATATTTGCACAAAAACATAGAAAATACATGAAAGTAGTTGATTTTCTAATAAGAAGTTTGCACTTTCAAAGATTGTATCTATCTTTGTTGCGCTAACAGATGACGATTGCATTCGTTACGCAGAGCAAGCGGTTAAGTTGCTCATTTTATACATGGGCTTTTTTTATGCCCTTATTGGATATTGGCGGTTGCCTTTACGTAAGATTATAGTATTTGCTCTCGTAGCGAATGCGCCATCTGTTAGCAGCGTAAAGTGCAACCGCTTTCTTTTTGATAAAGTTGCCACATATAATTTCTTATAATCTTAAAATGCTAACAGATTATGGCAGAATTAGTATTTCAAAACAGCAACGGCAATGATGTGACTACTTCATTACTTGTTGCAGAAGTGTTCGGAAAAGAACATAGTAAAGTAGTCAGAGACATTGAAAGTCTTTCATGCTCAGCGAGTTTTAATGCCGCCAATTTTGGCGTTATTACCTACATTGATAGCAGAAACCGAGAACAAACCGCTTATGAAATGACTAAAGACGGTTTCAGTTTCCTTGTTATGGGTTATACTGGCGCAAAAGCAGGTGAGTTCAAAGAGAAATTCATCAATGAGTTCAATAGACGGGAAGCATTGCTCAAAGATGATGATTACATCTTGATGCGTTCCCAGCAAATTTTGCAAAAACGCGTAGAAATTGCAGAGCAGAAAATTAGGCAGCTTGAAGAGAAGAACGCCAAACTAAAACCCAAAGCCGACTTTGCCGAAGCCGCTTTCAAAGCAGAGGGCAAAGTAGACATAGGCCAAGCCGCAAAGATTCTCAACCTCGGTTTCGGGAGAAACACCCTTTTTAAAAAGCTAAAGGAAGTGGGCGTATTCTTTAAAGACAGGAACGAACCGAAACAAAAGTACATTGACGCAGGGTATTTTGAAATGACGCTGTTACCGCCTATACACAGAGACAGCCACCCCGACATATTATATCAAAAGGTACTTTGTAAGCCCAAAGGACTTGCTTATATCAATCAGTTGTTCGGTGGGAAACCTTCTGACAGAAAGATTTCGCCTATAAAATAGTATAGCGCAACAACACATATTTGCGTAGTATTTAGTAAATTTGCAGAAACGAGTAGGTTATGGAGCGAATAAGACTTACAAAGGAGGAAAAGCAAGCATTTAGGATTGTTTCGGAATTTGGCGGAGAATGTCCTGTTACATATCCGAAGCATGTATTTGCCGCATCCGTTCGCTCTATTGAAAGAAAAGGGTTAGTAAAGGCTTCTTATTTGGTTGACGGTCAAGTGTGGAGTGTCAAACTCACCGAAGAGGGAAAGCATTACCTTGCCGTTAATCCAAACTTGCATAATCCTGTTAATTGGAATTTAATACTTTCCGTCATAGGTATTATTATATCTATTATAGCCTTATTCGTAAGCTGCATGAGGAAATACTAATCGCGCTATTTAATAAATTAGCAGTCGGTTCAAATGCCCGATAGCCATAACTATACCCTATTATTAATATCTAAACAAATATTTCATCATGGAAGAAAAAATATACGAATTGCAGAAAGAGAATGTTTTCCTTGCGAGACAATTATTGCGCCTGTCCGAAGATTTACAGATGGCGCACGAAAGAATAGATGAGCTTGAAAAGACGCTGAAAGGGAAACGCATGATAAATCCATACATGAAAATAGTTACTCCGGGCAAATGAAATTTATATGGCCGGATAGTATTGGCTATTAATCATAAGCAGAAACGATAAAAATCATCTATTTTCTATGTTTTTGTATTGATTATTTAGAATATATTCTATATATTTGCATCAACATTGAACAAGCCAAAGAGCTGATTAACGGTATTCCCGTTAGTTGGCTCTTTTTGTTTTTTTACAACACAAACTCAAGATAACACATGGCAAAGCTTTACAGTATCTATTTTCAAAAGAGTAAGCCGGGAAGTCCTGTTATTGATACAAAGTCCCAATGGGGAGTTGTGTGCAAGGACTTTCCGTTTGCTGTTTACGGAGAAACTAAAGAATTGCCGAAGAGAGACTGGAAAGACGAGGACGGAGAGGATACATTTATCCCTGATAGACTTTACATGCAAGCCTACGATATTGATGTGGAATTTGCATACAAGGGAGAAATGGATACAGCCAATGAAAAGGTGATTGGCTTTTTGGATTACCTTTCCGGCAAAGACAATTCCGGTGCAGAGCTTAAGGTTTACGATACCTACACCAAGATAGGCAGGCAGGGTGTCTACTACAAATCCGTAGAACCGGATCTTTTCGTTCGCAAGACTGACGAGGGAGATGTGTTGACATTCAGTGTTACATTCCGGGTTACTGACCCTCAAACTCAAATAACACTTTCGATCTAATGGGACGGTTTACAGTATATAGCAAGGACGGACAAACAGTCAGATGTGTACTGGATAAGCTGGAGTACACCGGGGTTTTCATGGCGGAACGCGCGTGCACATCAACTTTTATATCTGATGCCAAAATAAACTTTGACGTATTTGATTACATAGATTATAGAGGAGAACGGTTTGAACTGGAGCTTCTTCCTACGGTAAAGAAAATATCAAAGCATCAATACAGTTATGACCTTAATTTCGTTTCTCTGAAATACGAGCTTGAAAGGTGCATGATGCGTAATATTGTTCCCAGTGACAACGGAATAGTCTACCCTACTCCTTTAGTTGTTGAGTTTACCGGAACGGTCAAGTATCTTGCAGAAAGGATACAAGCGTGTTTGGACGCCATGTACGGGAAAGGTGTATGGAGCATAACCCTTGCAGATGGCGTAGACAGCGAGGAAAAGAACATCTCCATGAGTAACCAAAACTGCTGGAGCGCTCTTTCTCTTGTAAACACAGAATACAAGCTGAATTATTTCGTAAAAGGAAGAAGCGTTACCATTGGCGGTGCGGAACCGGTAGTGAATAATGTTTTTGAATACGGCAAAGGTAAGGGGTTATATGAGATTGAACGAATATCTGATGCGGACACAGGGATTGTAACTAAGTTACGAGCCTATGGTGGCACAAGAAACCTTGATTACAGTTATCCGAAAAAGCCTGAATGGACTGACAGTATTCTCCCCGCCAACTACGCCTTATCTCCTCTTCGTCTTATGCTGCCAAGTTTTAAGACTGACGGAGTTACCGACTTTGTGCTGGCGTCAAACGAGGCTATCGCCAAATATGGGATTCGCGAAGGCGTGATAACCTATGACGATATTTATCCCTCTATTACGGGGATGAAGAACTCTGCTGGACAGGCTATTGACGAGATAAAGAGTGTTGACGCAATAACAAGTGAAACGCAACCCACTTTTACGGTACAGCTTTATGACTTGGGATTTGACTTAAACGAAAGCCTTACCACTGACGAAGCGCAGCTTTCCATGAAAAGCGGTGCATTGCAGGGGTACGCCTTTACTATTACTAAAATAGTCAAGGCTTCGGATGGAAGCTACACCCTTACGCTCGGAAGAAACACCCTCGAAGAATCGGATACGGATAATTTCACAGTTCCTAACAAGGACTGGAACATGAAAGCCGGGGACAGGTTTGTTCTTCTGAACATACTCATGCCACAGGAATATATTCGTGCTGCCGAAAACAGGTTATTGGAAAGGGCTAAAGAGTATCTTGCCAAATACAGCAGCACAAACTACTCTTACAATATAGGCGTTGACGAAATTTTCATGGCAAGAAACGCTAACTTCTATAATGAAATAATGGAAGGTAAGCGTCTTACTGTGAATGACCTTGAAATGGGTATAGACCATGAGAACGTGATAATACAGTCTCTCTCTATAAAAGAGGGAGAAGGGTTAATACCGACATTTGAAGTAACTCTTAATAATGAGCCAAGCGCAAGCACCCTTGAAAGAATACAAGGACAGATTAGTGAGATTGAAACATCTGTAAATAATAAGTTTTCATCACAAAGCGAACTAAGCAAACAATATAGAAAGAAGCTCGACAAAGTCGTTTGGGACAGAAACCTTGAAGAGAGAGTTGATGACAACGGAGAGGAATACTTGTTCTTGACCAAGCCATTGGTTACCGCCTACGGAGTAACCATGTACGCAGGCGCAGACGTTCAAGTCCCTTCAATCTACGAAGGTCTCCCAATAGACGGTGTGACGATTCAGTGGGTTGACGGAAAGCTTGTCTCAACAGGTGGAAAGGGTACTGCCAATGGTATAGTGGTAAATGGTAACACTTACACTCCTAATGAGGACGGAATAATCACCTTGCCTAATTATCCGACTTCGCTTGAATGGGGTAACATATCAGGAAAACCCAGCTGGATAGGTAGCACAAAGCCCTCTTACTCATGGGATGAAATTGGCGGTAAACCGTCAGTGTTCCCTACCAATTGGGAGAATGTTTCGGACAAACCCTCATGGATAGGCGCCACCAAACCGACCTATAATTTCAGTGAGATACAGAATAAGCCTACCACCCTTGCGGACTATGGCATCACAGACGCATACACCAAAAACGACATATCCGGGCTATTAGCCGATTACGTAACCAAATCAGGTGCACAGGACATTACAGGTATCAAGTCGTTCATAAACGGCTTAAATATCGGTGATATACTTGTAAAGAAGCATTCTGACGGAGTGGTTGAGTTAGACGGTGATTTGATTTTGACAGGTAGTCTTACCATGTTTGCACAAGGCAGTCATACGGCATCAACCATTCTTGACGCGCTTCCGATAGATGAAACCACCTTGTCCAAAGAGGGTGATGTATTAAGCGTAATAGGCGGTGTTGGAGGTGGTTCGGTAGACGGGATTATACTTAACGGAACAACCTATTCCCCTGATGAAACCACGAAGCTTATTACATTGCCGAATTACCCCACCACATTGCCGGCAAGTGACGTGTATTCTTGGGCCAAGCAGCCGAACAAGCCGAGTTATTCGTTCAGTGAGTTGTCCTCTCATCCTACTACGCTGGGGGGATATGGGATTACGGATGCGGTAACAATTGACACTGCTCAAGAGATATACGGGATTAAGGAATTTGCAACTACTGTATATATATCAACCGCATTCGATACTATGTTAGCTTTTAAATCATTAGATGATGAAAATTTTGCTATCATAGACGTTAGAAATAAGACGGGTAACTCGCTGTCTAAATTTGGTTACTATGGTGACCGTTGGGCCATTGATAGTAATACCATTCTCCACACAGGCAACTACGCAGGCGAACTGGATAATCGCTACGTCAACAAGGCAGGGGATACGATGACTGGATATTTGTTCTTTAACGCAAATTCCGGCATTGACCTTGTATCTATTCCAGGATACAAGTCTGCTATCAGTATTAATAATGCGGGCGCGGATAGAATTGGAATTAATTTCACAGACGGAGACGGTAACCTAAGAATAGCTAAAACTGATATTAATCGAGACTGGGTAAGCGGAGACGTAAATATTCTTTTAGGGTCTAATAATTATAAAGTTTGGCATGCCGGCAACGATGGTTCAGGTTCAGGGCTGGATGCGGATTTGTTGGACGGCAAACATTTACATCAAGGACAATGGGATTCAATATGTTACATCGGAGGAGACGGCGTATTGGAAATAGGAAAGTATATAGATTTCCATGAAGAGCAAGGTATGAGTAGTGACTTTTCTTGCAGAATAATGACACAAGGAGATTATCAAAATACATTATTCCTACCTACCTCAAGTGGGACTCTCGCTACACTTGGAGACAATGTCTACTCCGCCACCAAGTTGCAAACCCCTCGCACAATCTTCAGTAAGCCTTTTGACGGCACAGAGAATGTAACAGGAGGAGCTAAATTTGCTAATATCTGCATTGAGACAGATAACAACGGAAATGATAGCGGAAGAGGTAGTGAGATAAATAATTATGGCAGCGAATTACACCTCCAATATAATACATCAAGAGGTATAACAATGTGCTTTGGTGGCGGCAACGTCGGCATAGGCACTAGATCGCCAAGTTATAAGCTTCATGTAAATGGAGATATTCTTGCAAATGGTTGGCTTAGAACAGGCGGTAACACAGGCTGGTATAACGAATCCTACGACGGCGGTATATACATGACAGATAGCACTTGGGTAAAAGTGTATAATAATAAACATTTTCAATGTAACGGGACAATTTTCGGATATAGATACACTACCGATAATAACGCCGCTGCCTTTTCGTTTGACAAGCCCGGCAGTTATATGGCAGGAATTGGCTCTGGTGGGAGTGCCGATTTGGTTCGCTTAGGGCCTTGTGATTCTACTGGAGGATGGCATGACTGGGGCGGTCAGACATGGCAATTGTATGGCAATTTCCTTACAACTGGCGGAATAACCATGTACTCCGACTTAAGAAAGAAGAACGTCCTGAACAGCATCATCGTACCTCTTGACGTAATGGCAAACGCTGACCTTTTCGATTACACTTTCAAGACAGACGAAAAATGCAAGGTCAGAGCAGGAACGAGCGCCCAGTATTGGAACGTATTTCTTCCACAGGTGACAGACACAGACAATGAGGGCTTCTTCACAATGAGTTATGATGTGCTTGCAACTACATGTGTACTGTCTATGGCAAAGCATTTCCAAAGATTTTTGATAGAGGATTTTGGCAGACACGAAACAGAGATAGAGAGATTAAAACGTGAGAATGAAGAACTAAAGAACCGCGTTAGCGAACTGGAAAGGAGGGCAGCATAATGGCAGTGTATAATATATTACCGAGTACAAACCTTAAAACAGAGGATATACGCGATACGCTCAACGCATACGGAGGGAGTGTTTCTAATGACTGCTTAACGTTCTTTACAGATGCTGCTAATATTAGGAAATGGGCGAAGTATAAGCCTATAAATTACGCAAAAAACTTCGACTTGACGGATGCAGAGAGGGCAACCAAGAACTATGGCATCGGAAACATACCATGGCAAACCGAGTTCGGCGCTTGCAAGGCATTCATCGACAGGACAAGTGCGGAGCTTTCAGCGTACTACACATATGATAGGCCAACTGGTGGCACTTCCTCACCTTACAGGTTAGATGATTTCAGGGGCTATGACGGAGCCGCGGACGCACCTATATATCCGTCCAGCAAAACAAACTTAACAATGGGCGGAAGCAATACATGGGTAGCGGTATATGTCAATCTGAGGGGAAAAAGTTCACATCCAAATTGGCTGAACATATCCTATCTTGACAATAGAGACCCGTACGGAACATTGATTCTGTCAGCAGATAACTGCTATCTCGGAGTAATCCTTAAAGGGGACAACGGAACGTTCTATGCTATCGAACAGGTAAAAGTCCATACCCATACAGAGGGTGGAGACCATGAGACTGCTATTACTATCAATGATAGGAACTGTTATGGAACCTATAAGTTAATGCCGTTCCTCATTGAATCGAGTTCGCTTCCAAATCCTGACGGGAACGGTTATCAAACGGTAAAATGTCTTCCACTTACAATGTCTATCTCGACAGTCACCATAGTTAAGCAGGCAGCACAGTTGGTGGTTACCGCCAACTATGCGAGAGCAGACTATGGCAACGGATACAGGCTATATTTAACCAGTATCGTAATTAAGAACAATGGCAATATTAGTACAAGTGTTTCAGGCCTTAGATGCTCATTCAGTGGAAGCAACATGACTAATGTCTCGAATGTGTCAATATGGAATGTCGGCTCAACCAGTATATCAATTGCACCCGGTGAGACAAAAACGATTACCTCATTTACTAACAACAATTTCTACACCACTACCAAGACGAATGTGTATGGCTATTGGTATTTGTATGTTTCATATACAGGAAATGAGATAACCAAATCACTGAATATAAGCAACACACCGCCAGCAAGCGGTTCGTTTTAAGACGTATTATTAACTTAATAAAAGACCATGAAACAGTTCAAATCATTATCAGACAAGCGGCTTATCATTGAAGCCGAGGTAAACGGGAAGAAAGGCTTTTTCCTTATCGATACAGGTGCGAGTGTCGGGCTTATTGCCGAGGACAAGGTGAAGAAGTTCGACATCGTGAGAGGGCGCAAATACCCCGGCTCTCTTGTTGGTGCAGGCGGTGAAATGGAAGATGTGTATTACTGCAATACGCTTGTGCGGTTTGGCGGGAAAGATATTCCGCAGTTCCTCATTACCGACATATCAGGCGTGAGAAACAGCATAGAGCGTGAGACCGGGATAGAGATACTGGGCATCATCGGCCTTTCCCAAATGAAAATTATTGGGCTTCAAGTAGATGCAAATGACAATATGATAACAATCGAATAGTAAACCAATAAAAACAAAAGTTATGAGTACATCAACAACCGCCGCAGAAAAAGTGGCTTATGAAAAAGTAGTGAGAGCAACAATAAGAGTAAATAACTCCGTAGACGCGTCTAAGGTCTATGACATTGAAGCGGATGCAGAGGTTAACAACGGTGTGGTGAACAATATCAATTCAGGCACAGTGAAGAAAGACGGCTCACAGGTGGCTACTTTCAACAGCTACGGCAACGAGAACCTAAGCATCAACCATAACGTAGGAGAAAGGCAGGAACAGTGCGAGATTACCGCGGCCGTCAACACTTTTATCACCGACACGAAAGCTAAGGTAGCTACCGCACAGTCTGTTTCATTGCCGTAATCTAATCGTATAACCATTAAAAGAATAATAAAATGAGCGAAAATAAAAAATCAAAAAATGAAATTACAACAGACACCGTCCTGTCGGTATATAAGCTCCTTAATGATAGCAAACTTACCAAAATGGAAGATAAGGATAAATTCATTGTGATTAAGGCAGTAAGAAAACTCAAACCTATTGCGGCCGACTTTGACGATTTTCAGAAAGACGCGCAGGAAAAGCTAAAGGGGGAAAACTTCGAGGAGATGCAGAAGAAAGCCCAGCAATGGCAAAAGGACGGTGATAAAACCACTTTGGCAGAAGATGAGCGTAGGGAAATCAACAAGTTCTTCAAAGAATACTACAAGAAGTTGGAAGAGTGCCTGAAAGAAGAAACGGAAAGAAAGCATGAATTGGAGTATGAAAAACTATCAGAAGATGCTTTCGGTAAATTCATCTCCAGCAATGACTTCAAGGTAGATGATATAATCAAAATCCAAGAAGTAATGGTTCAGTAATCAGGAAGGGGTTGTGTCATGAAAAAGGTAAAGGTTGATTTGTTAGTTATTGGTAACCTATTGGTTATCAACAACTTGCGAGGGGGGGGTAACATCCTCTAATTGGAATTGTTATGCAGATGAAAGCCTATATGAAGCGGACAGGGTCGTACATGGCGACTACGAGATTAACGGTGACAGTGATATGTCTATTGCTGTTACTGGTGGTATCACCATTATACGGAAGGAGGTATGATATGGCTATTGTACCTGATTCCAATGTCAACCTTGCAGGTAACATACGTGACATACTGAACGCTGCGGGGGGAAGTGTCACTAATGAGGTGATAACATTCTTCCAAACGAGGGCTAACATCAACAAGTGGGCCAAGTACAAACCTTACCGAAAGGCAACAAACTTCAACCTTGATTATAGCACAGACCCTACACGTGCGGACGGGTGTATGTGGGGAATGGTTACCCCAACATTGAAGGCGGGATATGTGTATTTCAATAAAATGGCTTATGAAATTACCACAAACCCTTCTCAAGCAAATTACCCCAACTGGGAATATCAGCTTCCGAGAGGCGGACAGGGTGAGCCTTACCGACTTGGTGATTTCAAAGGGTACAATACCGCGGCTGTCCAGCCGTTTACAACAGGCATAACTAATTATAAGTCGGAACTGAATATGTTTGATGAAGATAGCTTCACTGCTTTTTGCATGATAAATTCGGGGTCCGATTTTAATTTCAGGGACTTTTTTACGACATCTTCCGGATATAGGTTTGTTGTTGAATGCTACTTGGAAACGGGTATGCCTTTTTATGTAATGGACGCTCCGACTTACAAACAAATATCAGGGCAAGATATTGCAAACGTTACCGACTGGGCAGAATATATAAAGATCCAGCTTTCGCAGATAATGCAGAATACAAGCCAGCTTGTCGGGCGGTCGCTGTATGTATGTATGGGTGTTCAGAAAATAAGCTCAAGTGGAAGTGCCGAGGGCGGAACGGGCATTGTAGCTCCATGGAATGGCAGCGATACTCCGTTTTTCAAAAGGATTAGCATAGTAAACTATTTCAGCCGCCGGGCAAGCCTTACCTATGTGGCGTTTACGTTGGTTAATCCTACTTGGTATTCAAGAGACAGCGACCTTACTTTCTCTTTTTCAGGCACAAGATATTTTTGTGTAAGGATGAAGATAGAGCGTAAGGCGAAGGGGATGTACATTATTCCTGAAAACTCATCGTTCACGCCTTCTTCAGGAGAAGGGACCATAAAAATAAGATGCTCTGTTGTGGCCGGAACATATCAAAGCAGCCAGTTCGGACAACCCGCAAATAGTTCTTTGCAGAATATCAGTCAGATATATATAGAGCCTTCTTCAACCGAGGGACAGTATCAGGAGTTCTATTTGGTTTTCAGCAGCCTGTTAAGGTCCGGCACCGCTTCTTATTTGGTCTTTGAGGCTACCTCTGACAATAAAGGTTCATTCGTAACTATGGATGTTCAGACAGTGAATATAACTTGCAGATAGTACGATGAAACAAATAAGCAAATTCCCCGTTCCACTCTCACGAGCCAAACGGGGATGCACAGTAGTTAGCTTATTGATGCTGTCTGCAAAGATAAAGAAATTAATATAGAAACGAAATGAAACGTATTAAAAGATATATTATAAAAACCTCGTCCTGTTCTCACGAATAAGGCGGGCAAGGCAGACCATTTAATACGAACAGTAATCTTGATAACTAAAGTCTGCCTGATTAATAAAATTTACGCTTACAGTTTGTACGTGACACAAAGATAGGAAGAAATTTAAACATAACGATAAAATGAAAGAAAACATTGTTACCCAAAGCATACCGGGTGGATTTGCGATGATAGCAAGCAGCTTTATTGTACGGTCATTGGAACACATGATACCTTGGCTGATAGTATCATTTGCAGTTATTATCTGCGATTTGGCGTTTGGAGTTAGGAAGAGTTTATTAATGAATGAGGAAGTACGTTTCTCCGGAGCCATACGCCGTACTATGGGTAAAATGGTAACTTACTTTGCCTTTGTCTGCATGGTTGTGATGATAAACATTGCTTCCGGGGGCAAGTGGAACATTGATATATATTCCTGTCTCTTTGTGTGCTTTATAGAGTTTTGTTCTATTATAAGCAACATATTAAAGCCTAAGGGGTATGATTTCAATATATTAAAAGCTTTGGGCGTATTCTGCAAAAAGGTTTTTAATGTTGATAAGGAAGATGTTAGTGAGATAATAACGAAAGATAAGGAGGAAAAGAAATGAGTTTAATTGACTTTGCTTTTATTGCACCATTTTCTTTTTATGTCATAATTTATACACTTTCGATAAAGGGAACCGGATATGTCGATAAATCCATAGAAAAATGAGTTGTATTTTAACATGATTTTTTTTGCAAATATAGCAATAACCAAAAACGAGGAGAAAAAGAAATGAATATTAAAGGCTACTTCGACGTTCAGGAACTTGTATGCAGGCACGTGTACGAGAAGTTCGGTAATAACGCTTGGCAGTTCTTCGATAACCGCCTGTTGGAAACACTGCTTGTTATCAGGGAGAAACTTGGCAAGCCTATCTATGTGAATAATTGGCAGGTAGGCGGTAATGTGACACAACGAGGGTTAAGATGCAATGTCTGCCAGCTTGTTGCAGAAAAAACAAGGTTTGAGAAAGTGTACGTATCGGCACACATACAAGGTACGGGCATTGATTTCGATGTAAAGGACATGACGGCTCTTGAGGTCCGTAACTGGATTAAGGCAAACCAAATACTTCTTCCGTATCCCATAAGGCTGGAGCAGGATGTTACGTGGGTGCATCTTGATATGCGTAATGACGGAACAAAGGGTAAAGTCATATATTTCAAAGGATAATGCCATGAAAGAACTAAGAAATCTATTGTTTTGGGCGTCTGTTGGATTGCTGGCTATGCTGCTGGTGTTCGTGTTTGCTTCGTGCCGAACGAGGACGGTCTATGTGCCTGTTGAAACCAAAGTGCTTGACAGTATAGTCTACCACGATACAACGTTTCAGGAGAAGCTGATGCCTTATAAAGACAGCGTGTCTACCCGCGATACTGTGTCATTCCTGCATAACCCGTATGCTTATAGTTATGCGTCTTGGAATAAGGGGATATTGAACCACTCATTAGGCATCTATCCCCAATCTACGGTGACGGTCAAGATACCTTACTTCATTGAAAAGATAAGAAGAATTGAAGTGCCAAAGCCCTATCCTGTGGAAAGGAAACTATCATGGTGGGAACGGTTTAAAATCAATTACGGAGGTGCGAGCATGATGCTAAACATTGCATGTGTCGCATTGGCCGTTATTTGGCTTGCCATAAGGATAAAAAAGAAATAAGTGTAGAAGTTGGCTTTAGCTGACGCTCTTTCGGGGCTTAGAGTAGAAAGAAAGCCCCTATCTCTTGTCCTCTGTCTGCGAAACGAACACAAGAGACAACAATCACAATCCGAGTTGTTACGAGGCTTTCGAGTTTAATAACGCCGGGTTGTGATTTTTGTTTTTAATAATTACATGTTTTAAAGCAGAATAATATGAAAACAGGAGATTTGTATCAGATTATGATGTCTACGGTATGCAGGCATACAGGGGTTGGAGAATTGGAACTGATAGACAGTAAAAAAGAAGAATGCGTAGACGCGCGCTATCTTTTGGTGTACTTCCTATCGCAGTTTTTAACGGACGAGGAAATATCCCGTCAAACTAAGATACCCCGTCAGTCGGTAAACAGGATACGAAACCATTTCGATGTAAAAATAAACAAGTGGAGCGTAAAAAACTGCCTGCACGAAATTAGCTCCGAACTTGCCCATAACCCGCTCGTTTCTTCTATAATAGCACATTGATTCTGTCGTCCTTTGTCATGCAGCCTACATCGGGCTGCCTTGAAACAATAAATATTTTATGACTATGACAGCAGAAGATTTAATGGCAATGAAAGCCATGTCCGACGGAACCGACATGAGTTCCTACGAGCACTTCATGGTGGCTGAAAAAACAGCAAAGAGACCCAGCGGAACATCAATTGCAGCTATTACTATCGGCAGTGCAGCCTTGTTGACTGGCATCGGAGCTTGGATTTTCGGTGGCGTTTATGCCGCACAGGGAAGCAAAGCTAACCAAAGAGACATTGACCGACTGGCTCAACTGGCTATTGCAGAACGCGCAGAACGTGTAAATCAGCAACCTCGCATGATTGACTACGTAAATGTTCAGACAGGCGCTACGGCTAACGCTTTGGCGGGAGCAGGAGCAAGCGCATACGCACAGGCAGAAGCACAGATCGTGGCTGACCGTTTGACAGGTCGCTCACAGATGTGTCCGCAGCCCGTAGCATTGTACAGCGCACCGCAGCCTTGCGGATGTCCTTGCAACGGCTAATTGCATTTCGGTATCGGGGAAGGGCACACTAAGCCTTTCCCTTTTTACAAAAAACATTGCTACTTATGTTTTGGAGAAAGAAAAAATACAATATGGAAATGCTGAAAATGATAAAGCCTACCAGTAAGGTTGCACTGAAAATGCAAACTCTGATGATAGCCAAAGGAAACGTAGAGGAAGCGGAGAAGCTGTATGATTTTCTCGCTAAGGACATGGAAGAACTGCCTACGTTTGATGTTGCTCCTCCCACAACCATGCAACAGGTGAGGGATACCGCCGGAACGATATTCGGCTGGGTGAAAGAAAATCAGAACGATATCATGCAAGGCATAGAGTTCTTGAAAAGCCTGAAAAAAGGAGGTGGAATGCCGCCTTCGGGTGCCGCTCCAGTATCACCGCCTCTGCCTCCGTTGTAATTAAAACAAATGCACTATGAAAGGATTTGAAATAAATTTTAAAGTATATGCCGATACGCAGGAAGAAGCGGATGCAGCCTCAAAGGCATTGCAGGACTTTGTAAACGAACATGCTGCCGAGGGAAGAGCGGTAACAGCACAAAAGCTGACAGAGTGCGTTCCTAAATGGAAAGACAACCTGTTTGTAAAAAATCAAATCATCAAATATTTTAAATAACAAAACAATATGAACGAATACATACAAGCCATTTACGAGATAGCAGTATCAAACAATAAGTTCCTGATAGCTACGGAACAACGGCTGATAAACATTGAAGCAAAACTCGATGTGCTGCTGGGTGTAGGAACGCCTGATTCTGTAAAAGAGATGAAGAGCCGGGTGCCGGCTCCAAAGAAATACCCTCAATCAGCAGAGGAACCCGTTGCTGAATAATATTAATAAAAAAACGATTCATTATGAGCTGTTGTAAAAACAAATCGGGACAAACCTCCGTATTGGAGCTTGTCCCCGTAGCCACAGGGACTACGACACCATCCCCAATAATGTATTACATTGACCTGATTCATTATCTGTGTCGTAACCGGAACATCTGTATCACCGCCCAATATCCTTTGAGCGGGACCATGAGGGCCGTTTTAAAGTCTATTGATTCTTTAGGCGGAAACCTTTATTCGCTGTCTATCCAATTGGTAGGTTCGGTAAGTTATCTGCCATACGTATGCGGATGCAACAATTGTGACGTATGCCCGCAGACGGATACAGTGTTCACTTCAATTACCGTACCGTTCTATTCAACCACAGTACCCACATCGGCAACACTTACCGTTACGCCTAATGTGCTGGTAAGTCCTACCAACGTACAAGACTGCTGCACGAAAACAAATGCGGTGGAAATAGAGTTCGGCCTGACTGTCACAAGCCCTGCTCCTGCGCCTGCCGTAGCTGCATTGCTTGGTGAAGATGAAAGCTTAGCAAACGAAACCAAATCATCCAAAAACAAGTAGTGTATGATTGGGGATGCAATGATAATAACCATTTCCGTATGCCTGTTCATCTATTTGGGACTTTTCGACGCCATATCAGGCATTTTGAAAAGACTTGTTCCGGTAAACCCGGGAAAGATAGGACGCTTATCAGAGAAGCTGAAATGCAGCAAGTGTATCAGCTTTTGGCTCACGCTGGCTTACGGCATTGCATGCGGAGGTCCGGTTATTCGTTGCATCCTTGTTTCTTTTCTGTGCGCTTTGGCCGCACTATGGATTGATTTGCTTTTGGCTTATATAAACAAAAAATACGATCGGTTATGGGAAGATTTGTAATTGTAAAACCAAAGCCCGCAAAGACGGTTAAATGCCCGTCATGCGGAAAGAAATAACAATATGGGCAACAAGAAGATTATGAAGTATTGCATGGACAAATACCTCAACGAGTGTATAGGTAACTGCAAGGATGACGGTGTCAAGGCTCTTTTATTATTACAAAAAGACATTGAAAAGAACAACGAACATCACCTTCGCCAGCAGGACTTGCTGCTTCAAATAATCAGAAAGCAAAGCAAACCCAATTTTTGGCGGGAGGTGGGAGCAAACCTTACCGGGGACGCCATTTTTGAGGTGTTGCTAAGAGGTGCAAGCAGGATATTCAGGTAAGAAACATACTACTTAATTAAAAGAAAGGGAAAAGATTATGACTATTTATGAGTTGATAGAAAAGTACGGTAAAGGCAAGGGTGAAGCTGTAATGATAGAGAGCACCCGCATCCTTTCGGATGTGCTGGAGCCGATGAAAGAGAAAGAGCCTAAAAAGTATTGGCTGGCGTTGAGAAAGCTGTACGGTGCCATGAGCGGATGCCATTACAACGAGGAGTTTGCCATGCACGATGTTGCCGATATGGAGTACACCGACAAGGAAGGCAACGAACACAAGGGTGGATATTGGACGGTAGATCAGATAGAGGAAGCCACCAAGAACAAGAATTTCCCGTCGGGATGCACACGCTGGGATAAATACGTAGCCTTTAATGCTTTTTGGGCCGATCTGTGCAAGGTTTTGGACGGAGAGGATATTATCGAAGCGGCGTATGCCTTTTGGTTTGACGATGAAGATTGGATGCCGGGAGATAATAAAATTTGGTCTTACATGTGCCTAAAATATAGCTATGAATGAACAATTAGACATATTGATTAAGCAGTCGGAAGACTTACCGCACTGGATGTTCTGCCGACTGCTTGCTATGATGCAATGGAGCGTGCTCTAAAGATAGCCGAGGATGTTATTTGCAATGCTATACCGCTTATTGTTGCGGTAAAGCTGGCTATGCTGTTAGCCCTGTGTCTCTAATTCTTTCACGCCCTCCAACGCCCTGTACAGTATGTATATGGTACTCATATTGTTTTTAAATAAATCTGTGCTCCCTTCATCTACGTATTGCGCATAATCAAACGCCAGGTCTACAAGCTCTTTTCTAAGTTCTTCAGGAGTTATAATGTCTCTGAAAAATTCTCCCATTGCGCTGACGTCATATTGCTTTTTAGCAGGTATTGTATTTCTTTCCATGATGAATATTTGTTTTAGGTTTTAAGCGGGCAGGCTGATTTACAGTGGGGGTCGGTAAAACGCAGACCCCCTTTTTGTAATAACCTATTGCCTTTTTCTGATTTTCAATAAGCTATATTATTAGTTAGTTCCTCCTATGAAATGAAACCCTAATACGGCCAATAACTCATCAAACTTACTTTCGTACCATAATGGTTGAGTGCCTTTCGGATTGTTCGGGTTTACTTGGTTTTCTCCGAAAGAAAGACCTTTCTCTGTGATTGACTTGAATTTCTTCTTTTGTCCGTATGATGATTTTCTTTCCAGTTCGCACAGATAACCTTTTTCTATTGCTACCGTATTAAATTCACGTGCGGATATTTGAGTTTTCCGTTCTTTCAATAGGTCGGTTGCTGATTTTAATATCCCTTTTGACGGGGTGTAGTCGGGAAGTGGCAAGTTTAATGGTTCTGCTACTTTTCCAAGCAATGCAAGTTTTGAAGAATCGTTTAGGTTGAGCATTTCGCTCACACCTTTTACCCATTCAAGACTAACACGAACTTTGGTTGTTAGGGATGGTTCTCGTTTGGGATTATTTCCCTCGATTCCCTTATGAACGGTGTGATGGAATACTTTCCTGTACACCTCAAAAACGGCTCTTACTTTTCTTGCGATGAAGAACTCCATACAGGAGACAGTGAGTTTATACTCATTTGTCGGTCTTCCACCATTGGGGTTTTGAGGATTTTTCCTTAAAACTTGATAATCAACATTTTCTATAAAATCTAACTTCAAAGCTGAAACAGCATCTGATTTTTGACCGTAAACAAGCATCCATACTTCATCAAGATTGACTGGAAACTCGTCATCAGATTGTGACAACTTTAACACTGCGATGAAATACGCTTTGATTTCGCTTTCGCTACTCTCCTTTGATAAAATAATCTTTTTAGCCATTTTATTTGACAATTTATGGCAGCTTCAATTTATCGAGGTGAAGCTATACCTCGTTTATTTTCTTTTGTGCTAATTCTAAAATATCTTTATACATTTGTTTGTCTAATCTATTCTTTGCTATTTCCATAAATACAGACGCAAGATGTCTCTGCGTTTTTATTTCTCTATTATATTTCCATTTTCCCTCTTCTTTTAGTTTAAGATTATAATCTCCTATTTTTGCTTTGCAAAGTTTTATTAATGCCCATATAGAAGTCTCTATTTTTTTCTGACCTGCACTCAGCCTTTTGTATGGTGCTGTTTTTACTTTAAACTCGGATAGCTTACCTAATAGTTCATTCTTCCAGTTAATTACAACTTGAATGTCTGTTTCATTCAATATCATTTCTTCTGTTATTTCTATTCCTCTTATTTCAATCATATTCTAAAAAAAAATAAAAAAACGGTTGCAACCGCCCCATTGTCAAACATACTTTATAGAAAGCAGTTGAGAGTGCATTAACATCTCTCATGGGAGTAACAACCGTTGTATTATATATACAGCGAACATATAAGCATAAAAAATGCCTACAATGAGCAGGCTTCCGTCTGCTTTCTATTTAATATGTTTGACGCTGCAAATATACGCCCTTTTTCTATAACGCCAAATGAAAAACTTAATATTTTACTTTAACCGTATGATTTCTACCCCATACCATCGCATTATACAGCGAGGCGGCATATAGTTTAATCTCTTCGTTGTTTTCCAAGAACTCCACCTTTAGCGCTTCTTTCATAGCGGTGGTATAAAGGTTTTGGTCTAATGTATTATCTTCCATTGCTTTTGTTTAAACAATTAATGATTTTATCAATCTCTCGAATATCCTCTCTCTTTCTTCGTAGGTGGCTTTTCTCGTTTCGTAAAAAGAACCAAACAGTCTAATGTTTTCTCTTCCCGGACTGGCTATATACACATGAAATTTATCAAAATTATACACCAAGTAATCGCCTTTGTCGAACGAATCAACGACAATAGGGTTAAGCCCGGCAACATTGTTCATCAGCTTCTCAACTTCATAGCGGTTCAAAAAGCATTCTACCCATTGCTCGTCATCTCGGTTGATTATGTGACCGTCATAGGTAACGGCCACCTCGTATGTATCTTCCCCGTCTGAATGAAACAGCTGTCCTAAAAGCACACTGACGCCATAACCATTCTCAAACTCAACCACTCCCTGCATGTACTTATCAACATCTTTCATCAATTTCAGCTTTTTGATAAAATTTACCTCTTCCTCTGTAAAGTAAGGCTTAAACTCTATATCAGAGAAACTGTATTTCCTTTTAACATCTTTCATAATTACAAGTTTAATTATCTGCATTTCACTTTTGTAAGCCCGTATTTGGCTAATCTTAGATACACCGTCCTGACGCTTACATTCAATATTTCGGCCATTCTACGGGGAGATATGCCGTCCTCCTTGTACATCTTTGTAATGTTCTCCTGTGAAAGAGGGTCAACAAACGGTTTCTTTGGTTCTGTTATGTCCATTCTTCTGCGTGCCCTTTCCGCGTATGCTTCATTCTGTTTGTCTTTTGTGACATAGATAACAGTATTCTTACTAAGCCGCAGCGGGAACAGCTTTCTTTCCACTTCTTTGTGTTGTTCTACAAGCAGATCCGCATCACCGTTTAGGGTCGGGTCTACTTTTAATTTATCCTTTGGTAATGCTTGTTTCCTGCGCTTAAGTTCTCTTTCTGTTTTTCTCATCTTATTATGCCTAATTTATTATACCAATGGGAAGAATGGGAAAACCATCCGACAAAGACCGTATTCCCAAAGAGGGTTAATTTATAAAGTTTACTCATGCATTTTGTTAACTAATTCACACCAACTATTATCGTTCTCCCAAAACCATTGATAGCCGCCAGCGTGTTTACGCTTTCCGGAGCAACAATGTCTGATATTACGGGCGCAAATGCCAGTCTTTCGTTCCGCATCGTTAGAGGATTGGAAAACACACTGTAACTGTCCGTTCCTTATGGCTACTACTTCCTTTGCTCTGCAGCCCGCTATATTAGGGTTTCCCGTTCTTCCTGATGCTAATCCTTTAAATATCCTTTCCCTCTTATGCAAGGGGACGTTGTAATCATCCCATTTCTTTCCCTTGTTGTGGGGAGTACAACCCTTTAAAAATCTTCCGGTAACAAGGTTTCTGTTATGACGTTCCGGAGAAATATGCAATTCATTCATATTTAAATTCGAGTTTTAGGTTACTTGTAGTATCGATATTAATTTTCTTCATATGTTTATACCCTTTCTTCTTGTCGTAGTCTTCCAACCTTCCAATACGGCTTGGGTTAAGCTGTATTTATCATTAAACATTATTTTCTTAGCCATAATCATATTAATCATTAAACAAATCAACAGCTTTCGCAACCCAATACCATATCACGAAATAAAAGGCGTATTTGGCTAATCTTTCGCAAGATAGTGAAGGCTCTAACCCGGCTATGAAATTCCACGTATTATACTCATATACACAAATTAGATATGATATAATGATAGAAACCAGTATATATATAAATCTTCTCATAATCATATAAGTTTTAATGCTTCAAAAATCCCGGCTTCAAGTGCTTCTTCGTAGGTAGCGTAATTCTTTGTCTCAAAAAGAAATTCATAGTCCTTCGTGTCGTAAATTCTACAATACCACAGCCCGTTCCCGTTTGCATCAACGGCTGTATGAATAGAATGATTATCACGCAGCCATTTCTGCGCAACATACAATGTTGGACATAAAAATTCAACCAATTCGCCACCTATTTCCGTACAACATGACATTCTTTGCGGAAGATCATATTTTGTAATAACCTTATTGCAGCCTATTATGTGTTCGCACTTCCAATTAAATCCTTTCTCTTTCAGCAGCTTCGCTGTCTCTAATGTTACAAGTTCTTCGGTCATAGTTATTTATCCATTTCTTTAAAATATTCAATCAATTCGTTTACGGTAGCCTTGTGCAATTTAAATACTTCTAATATACTGTCACAGTCTTTATTGTAAACCCAAACTCCTTCGGGTGAAATAAACCATTGAAGCTTATCTGTATCATCTCTTAGTGCGGCAATAGCTAAGAAAAGCTCTTCATTGGTTCCACAATCAATTCTTCCAGCACAATTCCATGTGCGATAAGGATTTGTAGCATCAAAAGCCCCTTTAATAATAATATGATAATTGCAGTTAACTGGTGATGTAGCAATACAAAACCTTTCATCTTCAATTACATCAGTAGGATGGTTGTATCCTAATTTTTCCAACTTCTTTCTTAATTCCGGTGTATTTTTGCGTATAAACGCTGGTGTCGAAAATCCCATAATTATTCCTCCTTATCTATCTTAATATCTGTCACTTTGCCACGATTGACGAAACGAAAACATTTCATTACAATACACAGAAACGTTTCGTATTGGCTCTCAAATTCATCGCATTCATAACGCAACGAGCAGTCACTGCAATCAGAATGCCCATTATACACTTTCTCTGCTTCATGCAGCACTCCGTCTATTATTATTCCGTTCTTTACTTCCATGATTAAAACGTCAAGATTATTTTTGTTTTTATTCTTACAGGCAAAGCCGATAACGTAGACTTTTCACTTTCCCTGCGTATATAAATCATATTATTGACTTCTAAACCTATTTCAGCTTCAAGGTGTTCTAAAATATGAGCTATTTCCATTTCAGCTTTCTCTTTCTTGTTTTTTACTTCTTTTATATCCATGATTACTCTCTTTTCAGTTTCTTTATCATATTATCAGCACAATCAAGCGCTATAATTATCGGTGCTTCACGTTTAGAATATGTGCCGCAAAAAGCAGGGTTGCTTAGAACTCCTTGCATTGCAGCCTTTGCCAATTCATAACGTCTCTGCTCCCAATCAATAGTTTCATCATCTTTCAAAATTTCAAGTAACCCATTAGGAATAATCGGGTCAGTAGAACCAACCTTGGCATAGAAACAACATTCAACATCGATTACTTCTCCAGTTTCTTTTATTCTCGCTTTCATTGTTCACCCTCCTTTAAAATATATCCGTTTTCAATCACCCAGCACAGTATCTTATATGCGTTCTCCAAGATATCCACATTGTTTTTATAATCTAAATCGTCAAACGTATAATTTACGTATCTATAACATATACAAGGCGGAAGTATTTGCAGTTGATATTCTTCATCATTGTATGTAATATAACTCGGCAGCTTGTCGAGAATGTCCTGCAAGGTGTAAGCAGGGTATTCATGCTTCATATTCGGTTGAGAAACGAAGAGAGTAGGCCTTTCCTCTAAGGCGAGCACTCCATTGAAAAAAGATTCAACCGTAGGCAAAAACTGCCAGTGCATACTTGCGTCACTCGTATCCAAGCCAAGCTCCCTCAGGTGCTTCATCTGATCTATTGATAATACTTGTTTTGATTTCATATCTAATCTTTTTTTTAAACACTCTTACATAAAGCATTAAATTTGAATTTATCACAGTTTATAGTATCTCGGTTAAATCTGTCAGTGCATTTATAATAATGCTTACAGTTGTAACAAACCCTTTCAATCTTTTGCTTTTTCTTTACTTTAGGAAATTTCATTCTTAATCTCCTTTCTCTTTAATATATTTTTCTGTAAACTTGATAATTGTCTCTAAGAAAAGACGGGTTGCATTATCAGATATGATACATCTACTACCGCTGTTCCCAATCTCATGCCTTTGGATTGAAAAAAATGCATACTCCTTTTTAGTGAGCGCGTACCATGCTACTTTTATTCGTTCAATCATTTGTTTAATCTCCTTTCTCTTTAATCCGTTCCAGTACATCCTTGTTGGCTTCGAGTATCTCATCGAAAGAGGGGATTTCGTTTTTACCAACATAATAAAACATAAGACCTCTGCTAACCATTGGCGAACGTCTTTTTAATGAGTTGAAAATAGATGTTGTTGGAATATTCATTTTAATTGAAGCATCTTTTATTGATTTGAAAACGTAAGCAGTTTCTCCATGTATGCAACAAATCTTTTTTCGATAACTATCAGTCGCATGCCCATAGGAGTTATTGTAAGACCTTGTACACCATTCCAAGTTATCAACATTATTATTTAAAGGGTTCTCGTCTTTATGATTTACCATCTCTAAATTTAAAGGGTTTGGTATAAATGCTTTTGCAACAAGCCTGTGCACAAACATTAGTTTCCTTTCCCCATTAATGCTAATTGTTACCTAAACATATCCATGAGAATCTATATAACCTTTCATTATCCTTGGATACGCTCGTTTCCCCCATCTACTAAAAATGCTTCTAACTCGTCCAAAATTACTAACTTGATACCCAAACACTCCTTTTGTGTCTTTCCATACCTCTTTCATGTCATTATAAATTTAAGAGTTTATGAATATTCTCTATAACTTCTCCGTCTGTCAGTGAATCGTCCTGCATGATTGATTTAATCCGATTTGCAAGCCATTCAGCACCGGCTTTGAACCCTTGTTCAATGTCATATCTATCAAAATCGAAATGCAATCTATATTTCTTTGGAACTCCACGTTCTTGACATTTATCGTCAGCATATTTCCTTACTGCTTCTTCTACTGTCTGTTTCATTTCTTTTTGTTTTACCCAAATTTTGAAAGGAGCACATCCTAATGAAAGGTTAAGTGTCAAATTCTAACTTATCATTATAACTGTTGGATATGCTCCTTTTTGTTGTTACTTTTGTTTCGTCAAATTCTAAAAATTATAACTTACGAAAGAGTTTATAAAAACATCAATCTACTGCCCTGAAGAAGTAATTGGTCTAACTATCTCAATCTGCAAACAGCTTAACATTCCATGCAGAGGAAAACAAGATGCAGGGAACTTTATTTTTCAAAGAGATCTAATAAACAGCCTTTCAGGAAAATACAATATAAATGCTTCCGTAGGAAATAATTGTTTTTATTATTCTAAAAGTCTAAACCTGATTGCGGAGTCTCTCGTTTCTCGTAATATCCTGAACGAAGACGCTCTTCGACAAGACTTGGAGGAATTTTGTTTAGCAAATCCGCCACTGCGCCTTTAGGAAAATACATGTAAAATCCCCTGAGTGAAAACACATTTTTTTCTATAAATAAGTTTGCGCCCACCACATTGTTGTTTAGCACTCTCTCCAAGCGTGCAAGGAACTTTTTATCCCTGTACGCTTGATACTTCTGTAATAGTTTTTTAATCATAATATATTATTGTTAGTTTAATCTTCCACCTCAACAAATTCGCCGTTTACTAATCTATACCAAGTATCAGCCTTGATATTTTTTCCGTCAACTACAACAGCTTTCCAATCAGAAACATCGTACGAGCTTTCTTGCTCCTCTGCTATAACCAAGATAGATCCCATACCTCCTCTGGCCTTTACATTTGTTCCTCGCGCCACCGCTAAACCGTTATTTCCAGTTGATGAACTACCTCTTGATGTCGCAGCACCTCTATAACCAGCGGTCGCAGCACCATAATTACCAGCGGTCGCAGCACCACTATCACCAGCGGTCGCAGCACCTCTATTACCAGCGGTCGCAGCACCATAATTACCAGCGGTCGCAGGAAACCCAGGATTTGCATTATTCCTATTAGTGCACCGTTCCTTTACATAGGATACGGTTGCTTTCACAAGCCCTTTTATATCGAGTTTTGTTCCGATATGTATTTTAGAACAAGCGATCTTTGTATCATCCTCATCCGCATCCATATAACCGCTTCCCTCAACTTCGTGAAACTTATTCATACCTATATAAGCAGGCGGATAATATCCAAAGACATCCAATGGATGAAGACAAAAATGAAATCCATTTTCGCAAGCTCCTATTTCTCCTTCCTCCTCGTAGTCCTTGCCTTCTTCGTATTTAAACCCTCGGCATGTCATATCCGGATTAAAACCCTTGTATCCTTTTATTTTGGTAAACTCCTTTGGCAGAGTAACATTATCAGGAAGATTTGCTCTAAGTATCATGTACGCCATATAGTTTGTGTCAAATCCGGCTATTCCCGTTCCTATTGCAGTAAGCAGAAATTCCCTTTCCGGATGCTCTTCAGCAAATTCTCGGAAGTTTCCTAAATAGGTCATTAACTCTTCCTCGGTTACTTTCTGCATATCCTTATCTAACGTTGGAATGGCGTAGGACTGGCCTTGTATGCCTTCTGCCTGCCCCATCACTGCACCAAATCTTTCTACTGCCAATCTTGCCGCACCTCCGGCATGATTACCGTTCATGTTTGAGCCAAAAACGAATATCTGATTTTCTGTAAGTTCCTGAATATTATCAGGAGTTAATTTCTTTTTCATAATGTATTGTTGTTAGTTTAATTGATTCGTACATACTTACCTGCTATATCACACGTCCTTAGCACTTCTGCATTATCCTCTCCAAAAGCAATGAGGATACTGCCACATCCGGGCGAATCTCCGCGAGTACCGTCCGGGCGAAAGAATTTTATTCTATTTCTTAAAAACTTCATCGCCGTAGCTCTTTCAAAAATTATGTCTTGAAATTTATTGCTATCACATCTATTAAATAGCAAGGCTATACCGTTACCATGCTCCGATAATCTCTCTACAAATTGCCACATCAGAGGCTTTGAGTAGGGAGGATTAAGCCAAACTCTTCCAAACCATTCTTGACGCAACCCGTCATTGTCCTTGTTGTACATTACATCTGCGGTTTTCCATAACGGGTAAACCGGAGCGCATGGGTCTAAATCAAACTTCCCCAATGCGTCTATTATTTCTTTTGGTGTGTACCATTCATCGGTAGGTTTAGCTGAACGTTCAAATTGTGTATTCATATTATATACTTCACTTATCGGAATAGTTTAATTCTTTATGTTTCTGTCAAATATCTTAATGCACTCAAACAGATAATGCGCAATTATCGGCTGTACCGCATTTCCTAAACATTGCACTCGCTCCACCCAATTGGGAAGTTCATTATATTTTCCAACAAACTTGGGTGAGGGTATTGACTGTCTTGTTCGCCATCCCGGATATACTCGTGTATATTGCCCCGGTAAGTAGGGCTTCCGAAATACCGATTCTTGCATGCTCCGTTTGCCGTTGACTTCGTTGGGGTAGGAAATACAATATAATCGCTCCCTACCCTGTTGTATTCCAAAGTCGGTACCCGATAAACATTGCCATTCAGCATCATACCCGATTTCGGAAAGGTTGCATAAGACGTGCTCAAACCCTCGAACAAGGAGCATTGGACTGTTTTCAACGATAACATAACGGGGTCTAATTTTCCGTATAATTCTATACATCTCAGTCCATAAGCCGCTTCTTTCACCGATAATTCCGATGCCTTTCCCAGCAATGCTGATGTCCTGACAAGGGAATCCACCGCTGACGATGTCAACAAACGGAGGACTTTGATACGTTCTAATATCTCTATTGATCTCATGCTCTTCTCCAAAGTTTTTCTTTATTACTAACGATTGATAATCCTCAAATTCACAACTCCATTCGGTCTTTATGCCAGCAAGTGCAGCGCCTAACCCAAAGCCCTCTATGCCGCTAAAAAGGGAACCATGTGTAAGTTTTATTTCTTTCATTTTATTATTTTCAAAACCATTCCTCCTCTCCAACTTCTATCGAAAGCCAGTCCATGAGAAATATTATTGCGTTATAGATTAGTTTCATTTATTCTCCTCCTTAGCCTTAACCTTGCGTATTAGCGAACGGGCCTTGTTCCTAACAAGCTCCGTAATATCATCCGCGCTGTCTGCAAATGAGCACTGATAGACATTGTCCGTATACTCCGACATGAATTTTACATGGGCCTTAGCTTCTTTGCCTACCTGCATTATCTTATCGTACATCTCCAATCGGTAATCAGGATGATATTTCTTAAGAACTTGGTTAAAGTCCATTGTAAACGTTTCTATCATGTCACAGATTAGAATAATCGCATTGGTGCAAGTATTGATATACTCCCTGTCTTCGGGTGACATATCCGACATTAGGCTCTGCATATTCTCCGTTTCACCTTCGTAGCTGTCAAGATATTCACGTATTACCCGATCCTCTATCTTTTGCATCTTTTCCTTTAGCAAAACAGCCTTGGCATATTGCCTGTTGATTATATACTGGGAATGCTTGTTCTTTAGAGCAATCATTTGGCTGTCCTCCCTAATTGCTCTTCTCATTCTCTCTAAGACATCTTCGGGTAGGTCGTTTATAGTTAGTTTTTCCATTATTATGTTATATTTTTATCAATTATAATAATATCCGCTACACAGCAACATTCTCCGTCTATCCTCCATGAAGAATAAACCGGATATCTTCTGTTGAACAACGGACATCGCCTGCACCGGGGAAGTGTTCTTTTGTTTTCGATTCTCCCGGTGCAGAGAATTGGGTATCCCTGAATATTCATTGCTTTTTTCTTATCTGTAAAAATCCGCGCTTCTCACATTCACGCAGCAACTCCATATCTTCATCCTTTATATCACATGGTGTTTCATGGTTGATGCTCATATAGTCTGATATCCCGAATTTTCGGCATATATCGTGATAAAAACGTTTGTTTCTGCCTCTTGCAGTCCAGCATACTGTTAGCTTCATATTGAAAACGAATTAAGGAATTTATTCACAAAGTAAACCTGGCCTTTGCCGCTCACCTTTGTAGTCAAAGTGGTATGCAAAACTCCATTATTTCCGGAACGTACACCTTTTTTGATTACAAATAACCCCTGTTCGATATACTTCTGATTAGGTACATTATACCTTTCTCCATGTTTGCCTAAATATCCGTTTTCGCGCATCCAAGCAAACAATTTCTTTTCACCTATATTATATCCATTCTGCGCAATGAGCTTTGCAAGCTCTCCGATAAGGCATGAACTTTCCGCCCCTCTAAAAGCGTTTGTAAATGTTACGGCTGGTTTGGTTTCTTCAATTATGTTTTTGTTTTGTTCTTTGAGGATTTGATTTTCACAAGCTATCCTTTGCTTTTCCTCGCGTTCGCTCTTTAGCTGTGTTGCAAGACTGATAACAAGGTCGGGGTTGTTTATCATCTGCTCCAAAGTTGGCTGCGTGGCAGTCATGCCGTATTGGAGTAATTCTTTGATGCGCTTATTACACCATATAGCAAAAGCAGGACTTAGCCAACGGGCAAATTCCAAAGCAATATCTTCGTGCATCCATGTTCCTTGTTCATTATTTCCTCCTTTAACTACTTGAATTAGTGCCGATATGGGAATCTGCATATCGGCTGAAAGTGCTTCTGCGAACTCGGTAGTAGTTTTCAATCTAATCCAATCACCAACCAATTTACCGAACGGCTTAGCCATTTCAGTGGCGTTCACCATAACGTTATCACCTTTATAAAAAGTGATAGGATTTCCATTGTACTGGAAAATTTGATTTGTTTTCATATAATAAATTTTAGATTTTACTCAATAAAAGAACTTCTCTCCCTTTTTTCGGAAAGTGAGGTAGCCCGATAAAAGGCTACCCAGTACGATAAGTATTTCAATCATGGCTTTGTCAGATTAAACCTAATTCCCGTTTCATTCTCTCGGCTGCTTTGTGCTCTCTGTGCTCAACCATTTTGTCGTATTGTTTGGTTTCAACGAGATAGGAGAAGCAAGCGCACTTTAGTTCGATTTCCCTGCGTTCGCTACACTTTGTCCATTCGAGAAGATTTTTCGTGAACTCCAGTTCCTTTTCAAGCCTTGCAATTTTCCGCTTGTCGGCTGCGCTTGACTTGGCGACCTTTGGTGCAATCTCATTCACCTTGTGAAAGACTTCTCTGTACACATCGAATACGGGACGAACCTTGCGGGCAATGAAGTATTCCAAGCAGGAGACGGAGAGGTGGTATTCTATTGTTGGTCTGCCACCTTTTGGGTTTTCCCCTTTTTGGTGGAAAACTTGGTAATCAATGCTTTCAATGAAATTTTCTTTAAGTGCTGTTACTGCCTTGTCCTTTCTTGAATAGGCAAGCATCCACACGTAATCAAGGTTGACAGGATATGGAACATCCAGTTTTGAAAGTTCCAAAATAGCTTTAAAATAACGCTTAATGTCTTCTGTTGAAGAAGATAATGAAAGGATGCACGTTTCGTGTGCAGACGTGTTTATACATCTACTATTATTCAATGTACTCACAATTCCGTTGAAGTTTGGCATTTTGAAAACGAAATTTGAGTTATATATAAAGAAGAAGCCGTTAGCCTCCCCAAGTCGCCAAACTTCTACATATCGCAAATGGATAGGTATTCAATGGGAAACTAACGGCTATATCTTTGCGATAAGCAGTAGTCATAAGGATATAAAAAATCCCTATCCTAAATGCTGTATTATAAAAGTTTGGCGAACTTTTCACCGCAAAGATACTAACTCAAATCAAAATGCCAAAGGAAAATCCTATTTTTTATCAAACTTATGCAACCTGTTATACTTATAGTTCCCTATCTCGATTCTCTTATCGAAGAATAGATTATTTATCTCGCACATCTTCATGTAATCGGCATTTGCATACAAATCTCCTCCTGCCATTTTCGCAAAGAGAATTTCCTTGTATTCCTCACGTGATATGTTTTCAGATGTGTTATGCTCAATCTTTACATCATTGAAAGAGTGTATTATTTCGTCACGCTCCCTGTCATAAGTAGCAAACCAGTTCATTATTACGGAACCGTCAATGCGACCGTAGAACTTACCGTATGCCGAATTTTCGCGAGCACGTTTAAAGCAAAGACATACATCTTCAATACGGAAATAGTAGTATTTCTCAAGAATAGAGTTAACGACGGAAGCGACTTGATAATCATTCATGTCTTCCCTCGTTCTTCCATAAAACAAAAGTGTTCCTTCGATAAATTTTACAAGGACGGCCTTTATGCAATCCGCATTAACGGATTTCCATTGTGACAGCTGGATTGGCGGAGAATTGATTGCTTGTTTAATGGTTGTTATCTCGCTACTGATGTTCTTGCAGATAGCTATCAGCTGCTTGGAAGATAGAACCGCTATTTCCTTGCTTGTTAGTGTAATTTCTGTTCCCATTATTTCTAAAGCTATTATTACTCCAGCGCGCTAATCTCTTACTAACCTCAAATGTCTTTTCTTTCTCAAACCTCATTTTCCGTCCCCCGCACTCAGACCAGTATTCATAAAATTCAATCAGCATATAATCAGGATATTGACTTTGATAAAGAAGCACTTCTGCCTTAAACTTCTCCTTTCGTTCATCTATATTCTTTAATCCTGCAATTTTATGATTATAGCTAAACCCCGCTGTGAAAGCTTCCTCTAAAGACTTATCTTTATTGCTGCATGCCCATTCATGGGCTATTCTATTTATTTCCATATAAACATTTTTTATACTCATCTATATCCCCAAATGGATCATCGGGATTTTTATTATTTTTTCTTTATTGCAAAATAGAGCAGTGCAAGCCCGTTCCATATAACATGAGCAAGCGGATGAAGCCCGCTTTCCTCGTCTTTCGTTTCACCTTTTCGATATGCTACCAAGTGCCGAAGAAGCGCAGAATAATATCGGTTTTCCGCGTCAGGAAGATTCTGCCAGCTATTAGGAGCGTACTTCTTTGCGCCAAAGTGATATACCTTAACTATTTCCTCTATCAAATCCAGCGGGAGCAAATCCCAGCGGAGTTTGTCGTCCTTGTAATCATTCTTAAATGATTCTGCCATAGTTATACATCTTTCAGATAATCGGTTACTACTTCTATAAACTCGTCAAGCGAACGGACAACAACATATTTATTTCCTGCTGACTCTACGGCTTTCTGCCACTCTTTTTGGCTTTCTTGTTGTCTCCCTTTTGGCTGTTTCATTTCAATGCACAAGCAGCCATAAAAACGGTTCGGTTTCAAAAAAATAAGATCAGACACGCCTGCAAGCGCGCCCTCCATTTTTAGGATTGCTCCAGTGATTGAATTTCTTGCGCCACCATTAGGAACAGAAAATAGGAGTTTTTTGTATTTGGGATATTGGTAACGAAACCAATTAACACAAGCTATTTGTATTTTACTTTCTACATTTTTCATACATATTTTATTTTCAATTCAACATTCACCGGCTTGTCTTTCATCGTAGAGAAAGCATCAAGCAGCTTATCCTTGATTGTTTCCAAAGGTTTTGTTAGGATGTGGCTCTCTATTACTGTAAGCGGTAACTTTTTCCCGCTGTGTGTAATGAGAGCCATAGAGGTAATTACGTAGGGTTTCATGTTTTATAAAATTTCTTTGCCTGCCTTGCATTTTTTTTGTTTAGCTTACTTAGCATCTCATACTGCTTGCTGTCACCTCCTGCATTATGAATGTCACACTTTCGGTCTATCACAAGTTTCTGAACAATTGCAATTTCTGTTTTGGTTAATGTAAGTCTCATGGTAAATATATTTAGAGGAGAAGCCCCGAATCGAACAGGGCACGCTGTTTTGCTGGAATTATTGAAACTGAATATAAACTAACCTTAAATAATCATGGCAAATCACACTATGTCATTCCAATACGTTCAGCGCTACCATATTCTCCGTTTTCTCGCCAGTTCCCGTATACAGTGCCATTGGCGTAACCCTGATTGGGCTTGACGAGTATGTATGAATATCTAATAAAAAAGGAAGACCTTCACAGGCCCTTGTTCCCGGATAGGCGGTCAAACCACACCGGGATAGTTAATTTGTTAGCTGATTAAATCTTAACCTGAACCTTTCACAGGACTTCTACATCAGTAGAGGGCTTTTGGTTTATTTTATTAAGTCTAAAATCTTTGTTTTGGCAATAGCATCCAGCTTCATATCTTGAAGTCCCTGCTTCATGTATTCCGCCGCCTTTTTGTTGGCATCATCCATGTCTTTTGCGGAAATGAGAACATAGTACTTGTTGCTTTTTTCATTGCCTTTATCGTCAACGAAAACATCAATCAGAGTAACCTTGTAAAAGAACTCATCATCCTGCTTCTCATTGACAATCTCACGTATCTTGCTACGGCTGATTGCGAAAACGTCACACTCCATATTGTTAGAAGCGTACATTTCAAGTCCTTTCTGTTCTGCCTGACAGAACAAATCTACATCAGTGATGAATTGCTCGGTAACTTCTTTTTCATCGCCTTTCTCGTTAACCTTGTTTACTTTAAGCTTAAATTCGTATAGCATAATACTTGTATTTTAATAATAATAGTTTCATAATCAAAATGGAATATCCCTTTCCTCAAAGTCCTTGCAACCTTCAATCTGATTAGGCATAGGCTTTTGAGATATGCTAAGTATCATATCTCTTTTCTCCTTACTGAACGTTCTGACTTTTGGATGATACATTACCTTGTTGTCTATATCGCATATAAATTTGCGGCGAGGCCTTACACCTGGAGTAAACTCATCAGAATCGCATTCACTAATCTTATCGTTATATTCTATATCCTCTACTATGAGATGCTCGCATCCTATGCAATAAGCTCTATTAACGGGGTTTCTTTTGCATTTATCCTCATGTAATGTCATAGCCCCTTTGTTGAGTGATATTTTGTTGCAATGTTCGCAATGGTACACTGTCCTTACATCTGTTCTCATTTTATGCTACTTTTAATTTATTGAATTTATTAATAAAATACACCTGCCCCTCTCCTGTGACATAGCATGTAAATTTTGTAAACTGCGGTTGACCTGGATTTGAAATTACCCTTTCTGAAACCCAAAACAACTTCATTTCCGCAGCTCTCTGCGTTGGAGTATAATAGTTTTCATATTTCCTTCTTGAATTGCTCCATCTTTTATGCCGTATCAAATACCCATTATCCACCAACCAATTATATAATCTGATTTCCCCAATAGTATATCCATTTTGAGTTATCAGCTTCGCAAGGTCTTCAATAAGTATGTTTGTGTTACTTACCTTTACGCTTTCTGTAAATACAACAGCCGGGCGCTGTGCTTCATTCTGTTCTTTTAGATACAAATTTTCTGTCTCTATCCTTTGTTTCTCCTCTCGTTCGTTCTTTAGCTGGGTGGCAAGGCTGATAACAAGGTCGGGGTTGTTAATCATTTGTTCCAAAGTTGGCTGTGTAGCGGTCATGCCGTATTTAAGAAGTTCATCCACTCTCATATCCACCCATACCGCTAAATCGGAATTTAGTTTTTGAGCGACACGAATAGCGACAAGGCGATGCGCCCAAGTACCTCCTCCTAAATCGGGTGCTCCTTTCCTAACTATCAGTAAATCAGCAAAACTAAAATTTTTTAGTTTTGAAAGGGATGCGCAATAATCACTGATTTCCTGTGAGTTAACAATTGTGGATAAATTCTTATCAGGATAGGCTTTCGCCATAGCTGTAAGGTTTACCATTACATCATCTCCTTTTTCAAAAGGAATTTGATTTCCGTTGTAATCGAATTTAATAATTGAAGTGTTCATAAGTATGAAATTTTTAAGTTATATCAATAGAAAAGTTTCTCTCCGTTCTTTCGGAAAGTGAGGTAGCCTGATAAAAGGCTACCCAGCACAATAAGTATTTCAACCATGGCTATTACTTTTTGACTATCCCCGTTCTTCTGTATTCTTCCCAGTTCTTGTATTGCTTCGTCTTTACGAGATAGGAGAAGCAAGCGCACTTTAGTTCTATTTCCCTGCGTTCGCTCCACCTTGCCCATTTGAGTTGTTCTTCGAGTGTTTCGATTTCTTTTTCAAGTCTTGCTATCTTCCGTTTGTCGGCTGCGCTTGATTTGGCAACCTTCGGGACAATCTCGTTTACCTTGTGGAAGACTTCGCGGTACACATCAAATACGGGGCGAACTTTCCTTGCTATGAAGAATTCTATGCAGGGTAGGGTAAGGTAGCAATCGTATTTTACTCCGTTTGCTAAGTTGTTGGTATTTATGACCTTATTCTTTTGCATAAGGTAAAAATCAACACCTTCAATAAATGATTTTTTAAGTTCAACAAAGGCGTTTCTTTTGGTGGTATAAGCAAGTGCCCACACCGCATCAAGATTTACCGGAAATTCTTCTTTTGATTTTGATAATTCAAGCACCGCCATGAAGTAGCGTTTGATTTCGCTTGTGGTACTTAGTAGAGATAACGATACAGTTGTCGCACTGTTAGGCGCAAAGAGGGGCATACTATTGTTCTGCTCAACTCTGATTTCATTGTACTTTGGCATTTGATAAATGAAATTTGAGTTATAGATATAAAGAAAGCCGTTAGCTTCCCTTTACTCGCCAAAGTACGACTATAATAGTTTCCAATTACAGCCTATCAAGGAAGTCTAACGGCTTATATCTTTGCGATATAGCAGTCAAAACGACATAAAATATGCCGTAATCAGAATACTATACATATCATACTTTGGCGAAGTATGCCGCAAAGATACTAACTCAAATCAAAATGCCAAAGGAAAATGCAATAAAAAAGCGGTGAAACCAAAATTCCACCGCCTTAGTTTCCTCAAAAGAGGAGATGTAAACAAATGATATATCAAAGCCTTACGGCTGCCAGTTCTTTACCAGCTTTATGTATAGCACTTTCGATCTTATTCTTTTGACTTTCAGAAGCAAAAGCTATTCTTTGTTTATATTGCCGCATTAGCGATGGATTAATACCCGCATACTTGGCAAAGGTAGATACGCTTATAAACTTGAAATTCTCAAAAAAAGACGCTATATCATACTTGTATTCAAAGTTTATATCAACCAATGATTTAGGAACGTCTTTTCCTTGTTCTTTAAACAAGGCAACATAATCTTCGACACATTCATGTAGCGCACATTTTGCTTCATCTACACTTTTTCCTTGACCGCTCAAGCTGAAACCGTCAAATTCGGGGACATATACACTGATTGTCTTGTCGTCCCACATTTCAATTACCGCTGTTACTTTCATAATTGCAATAGAATGAATATTTGTTTAGGGCAAACAAATGTGCGGGTCACTTAAGACCCGCATCTTTCATCATGCTGTTAAGGGTTCCGCCTTTTATCTCTTGAGAGCCATGCCGGCCGACACGAAAATACTTTCCAGTTTTTGGACTGTACCAAACATCGTGTTCTTTCCCATGACTAACAAACTGGCATCCTATCTTCGCAGCCTTTTTCAAGAACTCTGATACTTTCATGATAATCAAAGACCATTTGTTTACGGCACAAAGATAACATATTTGTTATAATAAGCAATGGAGTTCAATAGTGCTTTATAACATATTTGTTATTTATTAACCGCTTTTTAAATAGCTATTTGTTTTCATATATTTAGAAACTAAAACGGCAAATCTGAATCGTCACCAACCTGCTCAACAGGCGCTTCCACCGTAGCAGCCGCATTGCTTGAACCCTCAAATTCATAAGGCTTGAAGTCTCCAAGATAAACCTTTGATTTGGCCTCTGCCTCCGTCTTGTTCGCGTCCCTGTATTGCTTTGATAAAGACTGCTTGCAATAATGCGTCTTCCCAAACTGGCTCGGTTCTCTTCGTTCATTAACATTAAGGCCAAGATATACGGACTTCGCTTTCAGATTTTCGTCCATGCTTACATACAAGTCATTTTCCTCAATGGGAATAATAACACACTTTTTGTTTTTAATTGTTGCTATGCCTGTCTTTTCAAGCTTTAGCAAATCTATGCTTCCGGTTAAATTCATTTTTTGTTAAGTATTTGATTAATAATTTCATTTGCAGCAGTTATCCGCTTCTCGAATTCGGATATTACAGCTTCATCCCTCGTTATCTCTACAATGTGAATGTTATGTTTCAAGAACGGGCAGAAAACGACAAAATCGGCTTTGTCCAAAGCCGTACAGGACATCTCCGCTTGTGTTTGGTAGAAGTATAGAGGATTTACTGATTTAAGCGTATCGTTATCCTTAACCTCATTCATATACTCCATGAACTTTTTAGGAGTTGGGCATTTTATCTCTACCACCCTTCTTAAGACATCCTTAATTGCTATCCGGTCAGGAGAAGCGGAAAAGTAAGGTATTGTAGGATGCTGTATGCTTTCACACTCTTCAAGTTCGCAACCTGTGACAAGTTGGTAACGTTCTGCTGCAAAGTCCTCGACCTCATGTCCCCAATCAGTATATTTATTACTGAAGCTTACTTGCTGCTGGTATATCTCGAAGTAGTAATCGTCTTCAATATACTTAGGGAGTAGATTTCTCTCTGCGCACACTTCATATATATAGGAAAGGGCTGTCTTTCCAAACAGTTCCCCTTTTTTCCCGCTTGTCATAAGGTCTCCAATGCGACTTCCCGTAAAAAAACCAATTCGAGACTTCAACCATTCACTTGAATTTTGTTCTATCATTGCGCTGGCTGGTTAAAGATTTCACCTGTTGTTTTATCAACTACCGGTTCCATTGCCTTTCTCATAGCCTCTTTTTTTGCTTCCTTGCTTCCTCTGATTGGCTTCATAAGTTCATCAACGGTAGTATCTCCGTCTTTCAGAGACTGAACAATTCCAAGAAGCAGCGCTATTTCATTCGCTTTAATCTGATTGATTGTTTGTTTGCCGCACAACTTAATTGTTTCCTCCTCTGTAATACCGTATTCATCAAACAAGAAGTCTATTGCACCTTTTCTTCTTTTTATTATTTTTTCTTCATCGGATAGATCGCCGGTGATAAATTTTTGTGCGGCTTTATATACCTTTTCAACCACCGCTTTAGGAACAACGGCAAACACCGCATTTCTGTATGCAATGCTATTTGCTGCATTTCCGGTAACGGTAATCATATCATCGCTGAATCTATTTCCGTTTTTACCTACAATGCTTCTTCTCACCTCAAAGGCAGAGGCTACGTTAGCTTCCAAATCCCAGCAGGTGCCTCTACTGATTATTTGCTTGTCGGTGATTTGAACTACCTTAGCTTCTGTTCTCATATTTCCCCAATTGGAAACAATAATCTTTGCAAGGTGAACGGACGGCCCGGTAATAGGCTTTCCACCGCGAGGCAACGCATACCCGCAACTTTGAGCCGTTTCTGCGTCCATTGTTGCCATAGCAATAGAATTGTCAACGCACCTTTTGATACTTCTTGGATATTGTTTTGCTGTTGCAACTTGACTATCTACGTTTGCGCGTTCAACTGCATCTACCTGTACGATTTGAACATCTTGTGCTTCTACTGGAAGCACTTCATAATTTTCTAAACCCATTATTTCTATATTTATTAGTTTAACAATATCTTGATAACCCCTGACTAACACAAAGGCTCATTCTTTCTTCTTCAAGCTCATCAGGTGTGTAATCGTATTGACTACATTCTATCTCTGTGCGCAACTCCTCTATATCTTCCTCTATAAGCTGAATAATTTCCTCCTTTGAAGAATATCCGTATTCAGGAAGATACGCCAATGGGGAGGACTTAACTTTGTTCAGTTCCTTATATAATTCTTCAAGTTCATTTTCCATTATTTCTTCTTTTGAACCGCCTGTACAAGGTTAAATCAAAACGGTGCGCACTTCGTTTCTCTCGCGGCTTTTAGTACAGTAATAGCACTACCTTATTGCGGTTGAAATAGGTCAAACCTCTATTATCTCAAATTTTCCTTTTCTGATATATATCTTATGGTTATAGTAATCTTTGACTATTGCGTAATCAGATTCCGGTCTAATATTATCCGTACGATCTTCTACATAGGAATCGCCGCAGGCTTTCACCGTTGCACTGCCGCAGGCTTTCACCGTTGCACTGCCGCAGGCTTTCACCGTTGCACTGTCGTAGGCTTTCACCGTTGCACTGCCGCAGGCTTCCACCGTTGCACTGCCGTAGGCTTTCACCGTTGCACTGTCGTAGGCTTTCACCGTTGCACTGTCGTAGGCTTCCACCGTTGCACTGTCGTAGGCTTCCACCGTTGCACTGCCGTAG